ACAAGAGAACCAATTAGCATAACAAAGCCTATTCGCTTAATAGAACTTTTCGCCGGCTACGGCAGTCAGGCAATGGCACTAAAGAGAATAGGCGCTAAGTTTGAACATTACAGAGTTGTGGAGTTTGATAAGTATGCCATAGCAAGTTATAACGCAGTACATGGCACAGATTTTCCCACAATGGACATAACAAAGGTTCATGCAGGAGATTTGAATATCTGCGACACAAATACATTCACTTACTTACTTACTTACTCTTTTCCTTGTACGGATTTATCAGTTGCCGGAAAACAAGCTGGAATGTCTAAGGGCAGTGGTACAAGGAGTGGTCTGTTGTGGGAAGTTGAGAGAATACTAACAGAAATTAGAGATAGCAGCGGAGAATTGCCACAGATTTTATTCATGGAGAATGTACCACAAGTACATAGCCAGGATAATATGCCTGACTTTAGAAAGTGGCTAGATTTTCTTGAAAGCCTGGGTTACACAAATTACTATCAAGACTTAAATGCTAAAAATTATGGTGTAGCACAAAATCGTGAAAGATGCTTTATGTTTTCATTCCTGGGCGAGTACAATTACCATTTTCCACAGCCTATACCGCTCAAAAAGAAGTTAAAAGACTATCTTGAGGATAATGTAGATGAAAAGTATTACATCAACAATGAAAAGGCCGACAAGCTGATAAAACAGCTTATTGACAACGGCACATTACCACAACACAATCTTGACAGACAGACAGACAGACAGACAGACAGACAAACAGACAGACAGACAGACAGACTTGCGTTGACGGAACAATCAATAAGCCACAAGAAAGAGAAGTCTCTAACTGCATCACGGCAAGATATGACTGCGGAATCTCAAACCAACAACAAGTCGGAATCGTTGTCGCAGAGAGTAAATAAAGTCGGTTTTATTGATAAAGGCACAGGACGGCATCAAAGCAATACTATCTATTCTGATAATGGCTGTTGTCCCTGCTTAAATGCAGTAAATCATAAGGAACCAATTAAGGTTGTGACGAAAGGTTGATTGAATGGAGATAATAGGAAGTATACACACTGGAGTTTCATCTGATTTTCAAAGAGGCGTATATCCGATTTCAAGATGTATAAAGGCTGAACAGCACGATTTAGGAGCGGTTTTAATGAATGAAGTTAATGTACTAGGTTCGCTTGAAAATAAGTTTGAAAGCACTAGCCGAATTTATGATGTGGGGGGGGGTGCAGTCCGACATTGAGTACAATGCAAGGTGGTAATCAAGAGCCAAAAATTCTTGAAGCGAAGCAGTTAGGATTTATGGATAATGGCACAGGCAAGCACCAATCGAACACAGTATATGACGAAAACGCACTTTGCCCTAACATTACAACAGTTGAGGGTGGCGGTACACAACAGATTAAAGTGTGTGAAAGTCATATAGTTGCTATGCGTGGTAGAAATCCCGATAATCCGTCAGATAGGACCGTAGGAAGTTCAACAGAGCAAAGATTAGAGGTAAATATGCAAGGTACAAGTAATTGCTTGACGAGTGTGCAGAAAGATAACCTTGTTATGGAAAGCCAAGTTCTGACACCAAAGCGCACGGAATACGGCAAACAGATACGAAAAGCATATGAAAGCGGTCAGATACAGGAGAGCAGACACAATATGACAGAATTAGAACCTAGAAAAGATGATGTGTCTAACACACTGACAACAGTACAAAAAGATAATTTATTGCTTGAAAAACCTCAATATCGTATCAGAAAGCTAACACCGAGAGAGTGTGGACGGCTGATGGGTGTATCTGATGAAGATATTGACAAAATGACAGCAGTAAACAGCAATACGCAACTATATAAGCAATTCGGCAACTCAATTGTGGTAGATGTTATGTGTGCTATGTTTAAGAATTTGAATATCAATCAAGGAGATACAGTATGAAAGACGAAACAAAGCAGGAAATACAGAATTTACTTGACCTACTCAAAGGCAGTCTTACAAGAAATGGTGTAAGTATGGCAACGGACAGAGAGGGCAACTTGATGTTCTTTGATACAACAGCTTACATCAAGAGCAAAGGCAAGGAATTTGACGGATTCAGAGTTAATATCAACGATTTAGTGAAGTAACAATGTGACAGAACTTGAAGAGGTAATTATGGCAGGTAACTTTATTAAAATTGACAGAAAGATTTTAAAGTGGGAATGGTGGAGCGATATTAATACATTCAGACTTTTTATGTATATGTTGATAAGCGCCTATTGGAAAGACGGAAATTATAAAGGCAAGATAATTGAAAGAGGGTCTTTCCCCTCTTCAATATCTGAATTATCAAAAGAAACTAATTTGTCTGTAATGGAAATTCGTACCTCGCTAAAACACTTACAATTAACAGGCGAAATAACAAGCAAAGCAACAAACAAATTCACGATATTTACTGTGGTTAACTACAATTTGTATCAAACGGATAACAAGCAAGATAACAAACAAATAACAAGCAACTTAACAGACAATCAACAAACAGATAACATTCTATTAACAAACTCTATATTAAAAGAAAGTAAGAATGAAAGAACAGAAGAAATTAAAGAAGATAAGAATACAGAAAAAGATATTACTAACGTAATATCCAAAAAGAAAAGTTATTATCCCAATGATGAATTACTTGATGAAGCATTTAACGAGTATGTGACAATGCGTAAGAAAATTAAAAAACCTATATGCACTGACAAGGCATTGCATAGGGCTATGAATACCCTTGAAAAGCTATCAGGCGGAGATAATGACTTAGCGGTTAAAATTCTTAATCAGTCAGTAGACCATTGCTGGCAAGGATTGTTTGAACTGAAAGAAGATAATTCTAATAAGCAAGGCAATCAGAATTTCAGTAAGGGTGCTATTGACTGGGATAATGTGTAAAGGAGAAAAATTATGTATTCAGATACAATTTACGAAATCACAGTTAATGATAGTGAAAGAGCGGTTATTGAAGATATATTAAATATATTAGATAATTGCCCTATTGATTTGGGTAATTGTGATTATGTGGATATTTTTAGAAGCATAGCAAATAAAAGTTCAAATGTAGATGCAGATGGCGTCAAAATTTTATATGAATCAGGAGGTAGCAACGCTTGACAAGGGAAGAAACAGTTAAAATTATCCGCATTATGTGTGATTGCTACCCTAACTACAAGCCTAACAACCTATCAGAAACAGTAGATGTGTGGAATATGATGTTAGAAGCATACAGCTACAATCAAGTGTCAATAGCATTAAAAGCGTATGCCACATCTGATACAAGCGGATTTGCACCAAGTATAGGGCAGTTGATAGGTAAAATACAGACTATATCACAGCCGCAGGAACTTGACGGAATGACAGCTTGGGGATTAGTCAGTAAGGCGTTACGGAATGGCACTTATGGGGCGGTTGAAGAATTCAACAAGCTGCCGCCACTTGTAAAACAGGCGGTTGGTATGCCAGATAACCTTAAAAACTGGGCGACATCAGATTATCAGACGATAGAAACAGTAATACAATCAAATTTTCTAAGAACTTACGAAACAGTTGTTGAGCGTGCGAATGAAATAAATCGTATGCCGGACAATATCAAATCACTTATCGAAAAGACGAATGTAAATTCGTATAAGGCTCAAATCGAGCAAAAATTCCAAAGAGATATAAATACATTACAAATTAAAGAAAATGCCCTTATCGGTCAAAATACAAACGCAGAAGAGTATATTGAAGCACCTAGAGAGGTACAAGATAGAATTGACAGAATGAGAGGTTGATTTTAGTGGAAACAACGCCAATTAGTCCGCAAATGAGAATGTATTACAGACGAAAAGAAGCTGGATTATGTGTAAATTGTGGAAAGCCACTTGATATTGCCGGGGTTAAATGTAGCAAATGCCACGACAGAGCAAACAAAGATAGACGAGAACTTATTAGTTGGTATAAAGAAAATAGAATATGCCCTACATGCCGTAAAAACAGTCTTTTTGGTGATGAAAAAATGTGCATTGAATGTTCAGCAAAACGCTATACCCAGAGAATGTCAAGATACAATGCCAATCCCGAAAAATTCAAGGAAAAAGATAGAATCGAGCAAAAAAGCAAGTATCAGAGAAGAAGCAATAACGGATTATGCGTTTATTGCGGTAAAGTTAAGGCAGATGAGGGATATAAAACGTGTTCTAAGTGCCGTAACAAACTTAAAATCAAGAAACGTATAAGAGACGCCAAGAAAGGCTTAAAACTCGATGCTAAACGTGAATGGGTAATGAATGGTAAATGCTGGTTTTGCGGCGAACCGGTTTATAATCACTCAAAGTTATGTAAAAAGCACTACAATAAGTCTTTGGAGTATGCTAAGAAAAGCAAGGAAGCGAGAATAAAAAATGAGCAAGTCGGAACAACGAAGATTTCAGGAACAAATGATGAGAGTTCAATTAAACAGGCAGAAGAATAAAGAAAATAAAGAAATGTTTGGTAATGCCTTAACAATTCTGTTGTGGGTGCTGCACGATAAATTCGGATTTGGAAATAAGCGACTAGAACGACTTATTGATGAGATTGATAAATTCAACGAAGATTTCAACGCAGGACTCATAGATCCGAAAGAACTTATTGAACAGTTAGAAGAAGAGACAAAAATAAAAATTAAATATTAAGGAGTATGGCTTATGAAGTTTTCAGAACTTACTAAGCCGGAACTTGAAAAGATATTGGAAAATGCCAATTTTACCGAGGAAGAAGAGAGAATATTCAAACTTCTTTCTCGGAATTTCACACAAAAAGAGATAGTTGCACGATTATGCGTATCGCAAAGAACTCTTGAAAGGAGAATAAGGAACATTAAAAATAAAATTGAAAGGGTGTGCTGTGATTGGAATTAACAGACAAAGAGTTATTGAATTATGTACTGGAGAATGGTATTATCTCTCGTGACGATGTTCAAAAACAAATTGAAATGAACGAAAGGAAAAAATATTTAAAAGCACACAATAATGAAATCTGGCAAGGAAAGGATAAGAAGTGGTATACATACTTGCCAGGCGAAAGCACATCAAGCGGCAGAAAGCTGCTAAAGCGTTCAACGCAAGAGTCTCTTGAAGATGGAATTGTGGAACACTACAAGAAACTCGCTAATGAACCTTTAGTTAAGGCTGTATTCAAGGAATGGGTAGACCAAAAACTTGAATATCACGAAATCAAGAAGCAATCATATGATAAGTATAATGATAACTTTGCCAGATTTTTCACTAACGAAGCATATCACATGGCAGATAAGAAAATCAAGTACATTACAGAAGATGACTTAGAATGCTTTATTAAGACTGTTATTGCCGAATGTAAGCTTACACATAAGGCATATTCTGATATGCGGATCCTTATTAATGGCATTTTTAAATATGCCAAGAAAAAGGGGTATACCAATCTAAGTATCACACAATTTATGGGAGACTTGGATTTATCACGCAGAGCTTTTACTAAAAATGTGAAAAAGAAAGAGGAACAAGTGTATTTCGAGGACGAAATTCCAAGAATCACAGAATATCTATGGCAACGATATGATATAAGGAGCCTGGGATTATTACTTATGTTTGAGTGTGGAATGAGAGCTGGCGAGTTATCATCACTTAAGTTTTCTGATATTCACAACACTGTACTGAAAGATGGAACTATTAAACATTATATTTCTATACAAAGAACAGAAATTAAGGTCAGAGATGAAAATGGGAAATGGGCTAAGATAGTAAGCGACTATCCTAAATCTGACGCAGGATTAAGAGATATAATTATTCCGGATAAAGCTGTAAATACTGTTAAGGCAATTCGCAGATTAAATCCTTTTGGAACTTATATGTTTGAAGAAAAAGGGGAGCGTATAAAGGAACAAGCATTTAACAGAAAGTTGCATAAGATATGTAAGGCACTGGACATTAATTATCGTTCCACACATAAAGTCCGCCGGGCATACAGTGTTGCGTTGTATGATAATTGCGTGAGTGACACTGTTATAACAGAAATGATGGGGCATACAAGCATTGAGACAACAAGAAAATATTACATTTACAGTAATAAGACTGATAGGACTAAGATTGAGCAAGTTAATAATGCTATCAATTATTAGGATTTTGATTACAAAGTAATCAAAGTAATCAAGGTACAAAGCCAGAAACCCAGTAATAGAGCGGAATAAGGAAGTAGTCAATGCAGTTCGATTCTCTCATCCCCTGCTATTTTTCAAGGAGAAGAAACACCGCAAACCCACATAAACACTGAATGAAAGGAGATTTTTTGAACATCGTCTTTTTACAGGAAAATAAAGAGGTAATCAAGAAAGTAATCATAGAAATTTAGCAAACGCCGTAATGGCGTTATTTTTTTGCTTATTTTTTGGCGGATAACTGTCGGAAACATGACGGTTAATCCGTCTTTTTTTATGTCAAAATATAATCAGAAAGAGAGGTAGTGCGAATGTTTTCAGATGAAATTAGAGAAAAAATCTTGAGCAAAGAAGAATTACAAAAACTTGACTTAGTAACATTATCTCTTGTTATCCACGCAATCGAAGAAGTCTTGGAGGAGGTAGAAGATGATAAACAATCCTTATCAGACAACACCTATGATGAACAATAATTATATGCCTATGCAGAATCCATATGCGGATAGAATGAACTTTTTGCAAAATTATCAGCAGAGCTTACAACAGCCAGTGGCAGGGACACAAATGTCCTTAGCAAATCAACAGCCTATGCCGCAGCAGATAGCAGGCATTAATGGACGAATAGTACAGGCAGTTGAAAATATTAATGCAAATGAAGTGCCTATGGATGGCTCAATGGCATTTTTCCCTAAACAGGATATGTCGGAAATTTATGTCAAGGGTTGGAACGCTGACGGAACCATTAATACGATTGTGTATAAGCCTTATACAGCCCCAAAAGATAATCAGACAGTAAATACTATGGCTAATACAGAAAATGCTAAATTTACCCTATCAGACGAAAGCACACAGCTATTCTTAAATAAGTTTGAAGAGTTATCGGAGAAAATAGGACAGTTGGAAGATAGATTTGACAAATCTTTGGGACCACAGAGAAAAACTTCGCGAACTCAAAGCAAAGGCGGTGATGAAGAATGAATCAGCAGTTAATTCAAACTATAAATCAGCTTAGGTCAATTCGGAATCCGCAGCAAATGGCTATGAATTGTTTGCAACAGTCGGCACAACGTGGAAATCCTATGGCAAAAAATTTGCTTAATCAGATAAACAGTGGAAACACACAAGGTGCAGAACAAATTTTAAGTAATTTTATGAATACGCAAGGAATAAACCTTAATGATATTAAGGGAATGATGAATTAGGACATTTTGGGTGGTGCGCACATAATGACCGGTTATCCCATTTGTTAATAAAATAAATGGAGGTAAACAAGATGTTTAATTCAAACGGAGTTAGTCTCGCAGATATTGCCGCAGTAACAGGCAATAATCGTAATAACGATGGTATGTGGGGCGATGGTGCATGGTGGATTGTAATTCTCTTAATCTTTGGCTGGGGAAATAACGGCTGGGGCGGTTTCGGTGGAAATGGCAACGGCGCAGGCTACACAGACGCGGCTATTCAGAGAGGGTTTGACAATCAGGCAGTTATTAGCAAGTTAGATGGTATTTCCAACGGACTTTGTGATGGCTTCTATGCCATGAACAACAGTATACTCACAGGCTTTAATGGTATTAACACAAATATCATGCAGACCGGATACGGCATACAACAGGCGGTAAACGCTGATACAGTTGCTAATATGCAGAATACCAATGCTTTACAGTCACAGCTTGCTAACTGCTGCTGCGAGACGAGAGAAGCTATACAGGGAATTAATTACAACTTAGCAACTAACACTTGTGCTTTACAGAACACAATGAACAATAACACAAGAGATATTATTGACAGCCAGCAGGCAGGAACGAGAGCTATTCTTGATTACTTATGTACAAAGGAAAATGCAGATTTGAGAGATAAGGTACAGAAACTTGAGCTTTCTGCTTCACAGGATAGACAGAATGCACTTCTGACTACTGCAATGACGGCACAGACACAGCAGATCGTCAATTCTGTAAATCCACCGGCAGTCCCAGCATATGTCGTTCCAAATCCAAATGCGTACGCTTATGGATGCGGATGTAATCAGAGTTGCGGATGCTAATTACAACAGAATAATTGAGTATCTTAATTGAGTTTAACTCGATTATGTCTGCTAAGCAGTATTACTTATAATCAAAGGGCAGGCTATAATGTTTGCCCTTATTTTTTTTGAAAGAGAGGTAAAGATAATGGAAATAACAGGAATTGCATTACAAACAGTCGCCGCCGGAGAAGATGTTGCATTTACAGAAACACCGGTATGCGGTAGCAAATGTATAGTCCACAGACAGGGAAGCGGAATTATCAAGTTAAGAGGTATTACAAATCAGTGCAAGGCAAGATTTTTAGTATCTTATAGCGGAAACATTCAGATACCTACAGGTGGTACAGTTGAAGCTATATCACTTGCCATTGCAGTAGACGGAGAACCTTTACAGTCAACACGAATGATTGTAACACCAGCCGCAGTTGAAAATTTATTTAACGTATCAGCACAGGCATATGTTGATGTACCTTGTGGCTGTTGCAGTACAGTAGCGGTGCAGAATACATCAGCACAGGCTATTGAAGTACAGAACAGTAATTTGATTGCAGTAAGGGAGGCTTGATATTATGCATAAATGGGCTAAACAGATTATGGAATGTGTCAAGGCTAAAGTTGACGGCATTGGAATTGACAATTTTGAGGGGCAGAACCTTGACGATTTAAAGGATTTTACAGAAATAGCGAAAAACATAGCTTGTTTTGACAAGGATTACAGAATTGTTGAAGCTATGGAAAAGTCAGAAGATAACGAAGACATTATGCGTATGCTTGAACAGTATGAAGATTATCCGGACAGAAGATACTATGACCATTACCGCTATGCAAATGGCAGATTTGCACCGAAAGGCAAGGGGACATATCGCAGAGGATATGAAGAACCACCTTATATGCACATGTACCCAGAAGCAGAGCATATGAGGGATATGGATAGAGATTATGGCAAGATGTACTATACAGAGCCAATGTCTGAAAGCAGTTATGACAGAGCAAAGAGAAACTACACAGAAACTAAGGAAATGCACAAGAATAACACGCCAGAAGATAAGGAACACAAGATGAAGTCACTTGACAGCTACACTAAGGAACTTGCAAGCGATATTACAGGTATGGTGGCTGATATGTCGGCAGAAGAGAAGAACTTGCTTAGAACAAAATTAAGTACTCTTGTATCTAAGATATGATTTTAAGGGCTATGAGTAGCAATATTCATAGCCTGTTTTATTTAGAAAGGAGCATACAGATGATTTTTAGCATTAATGGCACAATGTGGCAAGTGCAATATAAAAATTCAAATTCGGGTGAATTAAAGCGGTCAGACGGCACAATCAGCTTAGGTGTAACTGATAGAAATATACATACAATTTATCTGTCAAACGCCTTGCGTGGATTTATGCAACGCAAAGTGCTGATACATGAAGTATGCCATGCAATCTGTATGTCCTATGATGTGTATTTGCCTATCGAACAGGAAGAGATATTGTGTGATTTTGTAGCAACATACGGAGATGAAGTGTTTGACATTGTTGATATGGTTTTAGGAGCAATTAGGAGAGCAGGATAATGAGTATTGATGAGCTGTTAAAGATAATTCAAAAGACTAATCCGACTATGACTAAGGAATTGTTGATATATGAGCTTGGTCAATGTCGGTATTCAAGTAAAGCATTAATTTATACAGAAAGTTGTTGTGTTGACAATAATATTTAAAAATGCTATTATTTAATAGATGTAAACAATTGATAATTAATATATCATTTTACCTTAATAGAACCATAGTGGAAAGTTGCATTGATACATTTTTGTATAGGTGCAACTTATTTTATTTTAGAGGTTTTATTATGAGAGTTGTAAGATTAAAAATGTATCAAGAAATGGCTAGATTCAATAATCCATCAGCGCCAAAAGGTGCAGATTGCTACCCTTTGCCACCATTTAGCACAGTTAATGGGTTTATTCATTCAATGTGTCAATGGAAAAGGTATCATAAATTAGATTATTTTGTTACTGGCAAAGGAATTTATAATACTAAGGTGCAAAAAGAATGGCACGGTGGCTATAATTTCAACAAAATTAGCGATGAAATGCTTAATCGTTGGGATGTCATAACAGATAACGCAAACGGAAGTCATACGGGTTGGGTCAATGCAGTTAAATATCATTTGATGTTGGTTGATTTATATACAACTATATACATCAAAGCTGATGATAGTGACATAGATGATATATACCATGCGTTACTAAACCCACCGGTATATCCATCATTAGGTGAGTATGGTGATTTATGTAAGATTGAAGTGGTAGATATTGTAGAACTTAAGGAGCTTGACAAACCCATATCAGCTCCATTAGATACACAATCTTATATTCCTGTTAATAAAGGCAATTTTGCAGGAACTATCTATAGAATTAATAACAAATATGAAATTATCAAAGGTTTCAGGCGATTCCAGAAAGTTTCTTGTTACTTGGTGGATAAAGGACAGGAAGTTGTTAGTAATCTTTTTGATGACGATAAACCGATTATTTTTATAGATTAATTTAAACCCCACGGAATATAATGCAACTTTTTTGCTACCTCCGTGGGGTTCTCTTTTATATTCGCAATTTCGATTTTGACAATTTTTAAAATCCGTTTCGGATTTCGTTCAAATCCTACTTAAAAAATTGAAAAAATTTTTTAAAAATTTTAAATGCGCCGTTTCAAATACCCCCGTCACTTTCAATTTTGAAATCCAAAAATCGGTTACACAGAATTTCAATTTTTGCTCCCGATTTTGTTCAAATTTGCCCTGAAAAATTGATGAAAAACTTTAACAGATTAAAGTGCATTATATAAACTTGACCGGCTGCGGTTCGTGCTTGTTTTGCTAAATGCATTATTTTTATTTGGCATATCTTCGATAATATCGGAATATCTGTTATATATATCGTTTTCTGCTTCTTGTCTGGCTTTAATAGCACTATCTTTAGTCGCAAAATATCCCAAATGATGATTTACGCCATCGAAGTATATTCTAGCTTGCCATTTCTGCTTGTCTCCGCGCCAAGAAACACCAGGGCAACCACTTGTATTTCTTGCGGTTTTCTTTCCTAAGTGTACAAGACTCTCTGCTTTAACATTGCTATTTGGTATGCAGCCCTCTGTAAGACAGCCGCAAGAATATCTTTTCTTTAAATGGGAAATAGGCAAGGTTATTATATTCTCGCATTTACATTTACAAATATATTGTGTTCTGCCATCTTCACCGATTTCTGTACCAATAACCTTAAGTAAGCCGAATTTATCACCAATTTTTACGCACCCTTTGCCGAGATGTTTTTCTTTTTGGTATTTTTTTTGATAACAACCACAACTTTTTATTTTCTGCGATGTTATCGCGCTTGTTTGTGCATAAAAAATATTGCTGCATTCGCACAGACATTTCCAACGGAGAGTGTTTTTGTTTTTATATTCGATATGTACAGGTTCTAAAACTGTGAAATGTGGAAATTTTTGTTTTGTTAAATCGCATTTTATTTTTCGCATTTTTTCTCCTTGTTGTGTACAAATAAGCAAAGCTTTTTGCCTTGCTTATGATTTAGTACATATTCAAAGAAGCTGATTTTTGATTTCTTCATTGGTAAGCTTTTTCAGATTGTCGACATATACGCACGCTTCGCGATTGTCTTCTAACAGAATCCAGACAACATCTCGACCGTTTCTGCATGTATTTAAAGATATAGTGTCGTCATCTATCCATCTCTGAATATCATCATCGCTTAAATCGCAATTGAAAAGACTTAGTGCTTCGTCAATTGCTTCTCTTTCCTTGCTTGTAACTTCTCTGTCTGCGTACCATTCCATACTTTTATACCTCCATTTTTTAAAAAATTAATAAATAAAGATATACTATTTTAATCTACCAAGTAGAAATTAATAATAATATATCATTTATTACCATAAAAATCAATCATTTATGGCGAGAGCAAGCCGGGGAATCGAACCCCCGGAAAATGCCAGACTTGCTATTATATTGCTTCTTTTTCTTTGCTAATTTCTGCCGCAATTATTCCCTGCTCAAGAAAATAACGCAGTGCGCTATCTCCGAAACGCTGTATATAATATTCTGCAAGCTCCGAAGTGCTAAAAGTGTCTAATGCTGTGCCGACATCGCTATATATTCCGTTATATGTTCTTTTTCTGTTTTCTAGTGCTTTATCAATAGGGCTTTTTGGCTCTTTCTCTTTAACTCCTACAAGCCTATCAGCTCGCATTGTTCTAATGTGTTCGTTTCCGCTTTCGTCGGAAATAATAACGCATTTAACGCTTTTTCCGCTCTTTGTTGGCTCTATGCTTTTGACTGTGGAAGTGTAACCATAATTCCAAACTGTAATCATCCCCGGCTTTAATTCTGCCGCCGTAATTGCTTTTTGTGGTGTGTGTATTCCTTGCAGTTTAATTGTTTTCATAATATCAACCATCCTTTCATTGTGTGCCCTGTCTCATCGGTGCGGGTGGGGCAGTTCCTGCAGACGGTGGAACTTCCACCGTTTCGACTAATTAACACCGTACAATTTAGTTGTTTTTCTGAAAGTCTTAATAACTCCGCCCGGCGTCCCGTCTTTCTGTGTTCTCCAGTGTGTCGGAAAACTCGAAAAGTCGGAGCAGAGGCGAACCGTTATCGTTTTCTCAGTCTCTTTTACAATTTCTACAACATCAAACAGAAATCCGTCTGACTCTGCTAATTGTGTGCCTACTTTTATATTACTTGCATTAATAATCATGTGAAAACCTCCTTTATATGTGCTTGTCTCATCAGTGGCAAGGTTGCAACCCTACACCAGACCGCCGGGCGGCGGTTTCGACTTAAATAATTTCTAAATATCCTAAGATTTCAACATCTGATGGAATACAAAAGAACATTACGCCAGATGGCTCATATTCCGGAACATAGGAAGCATGATAGCTTTTCCCATAGTTGCCGATTGCTAAATATTCCCCGGCTATATGCTTCTTTGCGATTTCCTCAAAACTTATCAAATCCTCTGTATTTATCTTTCTTTCTGCAAGTGTCATATTTCTATACCTCCTCTATATATATTCTTTCTTCTGATCCTGTCTCATCATCTTCATAAACTCCGCCTAAATCATCAAACCAGCTTTCAGCTCCTCGGCGGCTGTATGTCTCGCCACCTAATAAAACTTTTCCGCTTTCTGTTACAAGTCTGTATTGATTATCCATGTTTGCGCCCTCACTTTCTTTATTTGTATAATTATAATAGCATATTGCCTTTATAATTGCAATAGTTAATTGCAATAAAAATAAAATAAATTATTGCAATTTAAAATTGATATATCAATAGAGATAATTAATACTTGACATATAGCAATTATTTATTGTATTTTATAATTGCAATATTAAAATACAATATAAAAGAGGTGCTTATATATGATTAAAACAGACAAAGAAATTGCAGAGAAGGCAAGAGAGAGAGCAAGAAAGCAGAACGAAGCTGCAAAAAACAACTGGGATTGTATTACTTGCAGACTTCCAAAAGGCACAAAGGAACGCATACAGGCGCAAGGCTTAACAATTAACGGATTTGTCAATGAATTAGTGCTTGCAGAGTTGGAACGCTTGGAAGCTCCGACAGCTCCAACAAATAACGGCGACAGCTCCGAAAAGTGCCCATTTTAATTTTAAAAAATATGCAATTATGTATTGCACTTATGTATTGCATGTGTTATTATAATTACAGAAATTAAGAAAGGACAGCCGAAAGGCTGAAAGGTGCAGAATATGAGATTATTTTTAGCAATCAAGAAAGATGAGCAGAAAAGGGAATATATAGCTGCGATTATTAATTCAAAAAGTTATCCAAGTACATATGCAGCGGATAATAAAGGCGTGCGAATTGTGGAATTGCCAGAAATTAAAGACGGCGAAAAAGTGACAGGCTGTCACATATGCTTATAAGAAAGATTAAAAGGTGGACGATATGGCAGTGACAAAATCATGGAAAATATACGGAATGGACGGACATAGGCAAAGAGAGAGCTTTGGAAAGTCTTATAAATACGATTTTTCAGAAGGTACAGACGTCAGAATTATTGAAGTTGACAACTTCGACAAAACAGGCACAAACGAATACTCAATTATTCGCATTACTAGAAACAACTCTGAAGAATGTGAAGAGGAATTGCGCGGACAGCTTTCTGATGGAATTTTTGAAAATTCCAGAGTTGGGAAAGTTGTGGAGATTTAAAATATATATTTTAAGCGGTGTATAACAGATATACACCGCTTTTTTAATGCCTATTGATTAATTATATTTATTGTGTTATTATATTGCTAATAATTGAATATATAAGTTTTACACCCGATAATATTAATATTGTTATCGGGTTATTTTTATGTTATTAGTATATATTACAATAAGCTGGATAAGCTCCAGCAGAAAGGGGGACGCATGGAAAAAGTACAAGAAACACCAGAAAGTCAAGAAATTTTTGAAAATGAAATTGATATGTATTTCAAAAGATTTTGCAAAGATGAAAACATTGAAGATATGGCAGCGGCTCCGCAATCCCTTTTTTATGCCGCTTTAATTTATGTATATAATAATACTTTTAAGGGTACTAACAGACTAAAATTAAAAGGTAAATTACAGGGATATAATAATAATAATTATAATAATCAATATAGTAATATAAATAATAGCAATTGTAATAGTTATAATTATGAGTACTTAAATTATATAGCAGATTATTATATATATATGTGTTATAAGTACAATAAAATATGTACTATATCAGGATATTGTAAATTAACTGGTATAAGAGAAGATGTTATATATAATTGGGGAAATGAGAGCAGGACACCGCAACTAAGTACATCGGCAAACAATTTATATCAAAAACTGTCAAAAGATTATGAGTCTAGCGGAGAGGCTCGGCTCTGGTCCGGAAAGAACCCAGTCGGACAGCTCGCGGTCATGAATCGCCGTTTCGGCTGGAATCTTCCCGGTGTCAGCAGAGAAAGCACCGCAAAGACCATTAAAACAGCCGCAGACCTTCCGCAGCTCGGACCATCTGGAAACGCTCAAGGCTCTAATGTTCGTCAAATTGCACAACAAGAAATCATTGTGCAAGATGTACAAGAAAACCCACAAAGCCAGTAAATAAGCGACTTTAAGCCGTTTGGCTCACGATAACAGCATTTCGCTAAATTAGAGTTTGGCGAAGTGATAAAACAGGACATTTGAACGATAAAAGTACAACAAAGCCAGTAAACAAGCGGTTTGACAGCGATTGCATGATGATTATTTATTGCGCAGTCGCTCCGTTCTGGCTGATTTCGTTGTGCATAATGTACAAACGCAGGGCGTGGGGGTTATATATGCACGCATTGCACGCCCAACTAAGTCGCTCAAATATCCCCAAAGATAAAAAGGCTTATTATATATATTTATATATACATAACCATCTAACAATAATTTATTAAATCATATACAATAACCATTATATTTATTAATATATAGTCCTGATAATAACCCATATAATATAATCAATAAATCTACTGTACAAATCTGATAGATAGGTGTATAATAGACGCATCTTAATTATTCACAAGATATTCAATAAGCACATCAGAAAGCGGCTAATTCAGCCGAGTAAATTCCAAAAAATTTTAAAAAATAAAAAAGAGTTAGGGGTTAGAAATGCAGGGAGCAGAGTATCAGGCTTTGGCTATGCGTACTAACGACAAAAAGTCTACAGATAGGCTTCTGAACAAGATTAATGATTTAAAGATTGGTAATCGTGGCGAAGATACGCCAGAGATTGAATTGGGCGGCGTCCTTAATGCTGCATTAGGTTTATCCGGCGAAGTTGGAGAACTTAACGATATGCTCAAGAAATGGATTTTCCATGAAAAGCCGTTAGATGTTGAACATTTAAAGCGTGAAATCGGCGACATATATTGGTACTTAGCTTTAATGTGCGATTCTTTTGAGTTCAGCTTTGATGAAATCATGCAGATTAACATTGATAAGCTGAAAGCGAGATACCCAGAGGGATTTGATACTTACAAAGCTAATCACAGACAGGCAGGTGACGTTTAATGAACGATATTTCATATCCATTACCTTGTATTAATTGTGCAAGTAGACTTCAGTCAGAATACGCATGTAATAATTGCATACATAACGGTGCTAAGAGTGATGATAAGTTTGATAATTTTATTCCACTTAAAGATGTTGCACCTAGTGTCAATGAAAAGCCTGTAAACGACAATGTTAATCATCCGAGCCATTATGAGACTGGTGGCTTTGAATGTATAAATGTTATGTTGGAAACACAGGGCAAGGAAGCCGTTAAGAACTTTTGCTTATGCAATGCTTTTAAGTACATTTACAGACATAATAACAAGAATGGCTTAGAGGATATTAAAAAAGCTAAGTGGTACATTGACAAATACATAGAATTGTCAGAATAGCCGTGTCGGTCAATGAAAGTATAATGGCTACAAAGGATAGTACACTGCGGTTTGCGGCGAATATATACCGAGAATAGCCATATCAATGCACCATAGCCAAGCGGTAAGGCACAGAGCTTTGACCTCTGTATGCGTCGGTTCGAATCCGACTGGTGTAGTTCGTCTTACTTTTATCATAGACTACCATCAAACTGTTTTGCATTTTACAGGGTAGCCCTCCTTTCATGTACTTTCTTGGAGATTCAGTTAAGAGTGGTGCAAGACCACTCGGAAAGGCTTACCTCATACAGAGGTGTGAAATTCAACTTATCAAGGTTCTTCTCGATATTCCCCCAAAAATATTATTGCATTTTCCCTTGATAGCCGTTACAGGCGGTATTTGCCGATATGGGATAAAGGTATTCCAATAGCTTGCTAAGCTATCCAACAGAAATGTTGTTCGTGTTCGATTCACGATGTCGGCGTTTTGAAAGCACTTCTTGGGTCTGCGTGCGTAATGTTGTTTGCAGACTTATCCTAGGTTAAGAGGTGTGAGTAAGTTGATGTGTGGCGGAATGGGTAAACGCTAATAGCAGATAGAATGAGCTAGTGGTTCGAATCCACCATAGCATAACCACAGGGGAATACCTGATTGCTAGGGGCTTGAAAGGACAGGAGTGCTTGTTTATGTGTGGTTCAAATCCACACCACATCAATTCGAGTGGGAACGCATATCAATGTTCGTAGTGGGGATATGCAATGCTGTGAGTTGAGAAACCTGTTTTAGCAGCTAATTAAACTATATAACGGATAGTAGTTCAGTTGGGAGTAACACTTGATTTATTCAAGTAGTCACAGGTTCAAGTCCTGTCTATCCGATTACAACAAACTAGGTTAGCTACCGAAAAGCACAAGCCTTAGTGCCTGTTTGTTGTTTTGTTAATAAGGCTATTATCAGAAAGGCAGGTAATAATTATGCTATCAGAAAATGAAATCCAAACAAAAGTTAATTTCTTATCATCAGCAAGGTGCAATCACACATTTCACAAATATATTGACATAACAGGTGATTTGATAGAGGGTACGCTGTTATCAAGAATTTTATATTGGTTTGCACCAACTAAAGATAACAAAAGCAAGGTCAAGGTATACAAAGACAGTGAATATTGGATTGCAAAGCAAAGAAAAGACTGGTGGGAAGAGATAAGAATTACTGAAAGGCAGTATGACAAAGCAATTAAATCGTTGGTGGAAAAGAAATTTGTAATTACAGCAAAATACAAATTTAATTCAATGCCGACTATACATATACGACCTAATTATGATGTTATCAATGCAGAGGTTAGTAAATGGGAAGATAATATCAGGCAAGAAGTTATAGCAGAAGATAAAGGACAGAAATTACAAAATGAGAAAAACGGGAATGACACAAAATGTAATTCCCAAGGGAATAACACAAAGTGTAATTCGGGAGTGCCACAAGATGTAACTCTTTTAACAGGGATTACTAACAATGATTACCCTAACACTAATTACGAAACATTGAGTACAAAATGTAATTCTCTTAACAGAGAACAATGTAATTCTTTTTTACCCAAAGATAAAAAAGTGAAAGAGTTTAAGCCGATAAGCGAATACTCTCAAAGTGATTGGGAAGTTGCCGAGGAAAGAATGATAAGCAGAGCTGGTAAGATAGCTTATGATTGGACTAATGATAAAACACTTAAAGAAAATGTAGAAGCATTCTTTAAATACTTTTTAGATAAACACGGAGAATGTACTGGAGAATATCACTACCCATTAACAGATAAAGTTTTATCAAGAGTAGTAGATAATTTAACAAAAGAAACCGACATAGAGCGTGACGGATATACAGATACCTATTATGCGGCTATAAGTGATATGGACGATAATACAGACTACAAGATGCTAGTTGATGAATATTTCAATACAAAGTTTTCGGCAAAATGTGATTATAGCTTAGTTCATTTTTCTTCGGAGAATGTTTTAATCAACATTATGAACCACGCTTGTAAGAGTAGTTGGTGTGAAAGTAAGGAATTGTAGGAGGTATTTATTATGAGTTCATATAAAGATTTACAGACCAAGATTTTTGAAAGAGATAATTATACTTGCAGATATTGTGGAAAGAGTAGCAGAGAATACAGAGCATTGGTAATGACACATATAAGAACAGCTTCAATGTGCGGCGATGATAGAGAGAGCAATTTAATTACATTGTGCAGACATTGTTACAATCACATTTCTAACAATGAGATTAGGGCAAAGTTTGAAACAAAAGAAAATGCTGATTATTTTTGGGGATTATACCACGAAAAAGTCAAAGGGTATTGTTATTATACAAATTACATCAAAAAGGTATTTACTGAAAATGGTGTACTTATGACAAGACCGCAGATTGATAAATATGTCAGTATATTTGTTAAAAATGATGATGATTTCAACGCTTTCAAAGCAGAACTTCAAAATACAGGTTATAAGAATATGCCATCTAAAATGCGTAGTGATGTAAGAAAATATAATCATCAAGTTGAAAATCAAAGTAAGGAGTGATTATTATGGCAGCAGGTGTACATCCACTAAATAAAGATAAATTCTATGAAGCAATTAACCTGTACATATCGGGACAGGCTTCACAAGTAAAGGCGGCAAAAGTAGCAGGTTGTAGCGTACCGACATTTAAGAAATACGCTAACAAGATTTATGGCGGCGAAGAGTTGCCAAATAATTTATGGGGGAAGAATAATGATTGAGAGAATTGTTAATCGTTGGATAAGACACAAGACAAAGAATTTAACAAGAATACCATTGTTTATGATGACATTTAACTATCGTAAATATAAAGCAGACGGAAAGAAAGACAGTTGCATGTTTTACGCACATCCAGATATTGCCAATGATGAATTTGTGAAAAGCAAATTACAGGAAGTTGTTGACTATATCAGAGATAACTATGATTTGGATATATTTACGAAGATTTGAGGTGTGATATGAAAGATTGCTCAATTTGCAAATATTGTGATGAAGATTTTGATTTTGATGAAGAAACAGGAGAAGAATATCCGGTTTATGAATGCCAAAAAGGGAATGATACATCACTTGACTATGAGTGCAAGGATTTTAAGAAATACAAGCCTCAAAAATATAAAGAGAAAAATACCGAATGCGATATATGCGAATACAGAGAAGAATGTGCAAAATATAGTTCCGGGATAGACTGTACAACCAACATGGATATAAAAACGCATATTATTTATCCACAAGACAAATGCATTAAAAGGGCAAAAGAACTAGGTGTTGAAATACCCAAAGATATCCAGAAAGCTACAGATTGTAAATATTATGAAATGTTAAGTTACGGAGTACTTGGCACGGGTCACACATGCGTGAATGAGAAAAGTAATTGCTATTTAGATTACCCAGTTATATGCCTTAAGGGGTGCGGATTTTATGAAAAAGACAAATCTATATATAGCATGAAGCACTTTGAAATAAATAACATATCTTTCGATGTTGGTTACGGAGAAAAATATGCTATTGATGTTACAAATGAACGATTAGAAATTGTTGGCATGCAGGTACTTGGTAGAAAGCCTATAAGGATGATCGAAAAGGACTATGTGAGAAATAGCATAATAATTAAGACACTTGAATACATAGCTTGCAATAACTGGAGAAAAAGACACGGATTGCCAATGTTAAAACACTATTCACACAAAACAAAATAGTCAATAACGGATTTTTATTTGATAAGTGAGGGCGGCTTATATGAAACATCAAAAAGAATGGCACACTTGTGACAGGTGCGGAAAAGAGATAATGCCTAAGAGTTGGAAAGAAGTTAGATTTAAGCAAGTTGGATGTTGCGGAGATATAGTTCCCACTTTTGAAGATAATGATATGTGCCTTGAAATCAAGAATGTCCGTAGATATAAATTTTTAGAAAAAACATATGAATTATGCCCTAAGTGTAGAAAAGATTTTGAGAGGTTTATGAGGAATGAATAACATTGACAATCCCTTATCTGAGTATCAACCGCCATCTAAAGAAGCGTTGAGAAATTTTGAAATAGATATTTCAAAAGAAGCAGTAGAAAAATATGCTTTGGAAAAGTTTGGTAGACTGCCACAAAGCCATATTGAAGTGAATTCTGCTAGGGATTCTAAAATAGTTGAAGAAACAAAGAGATTTATAAGGAATGAAAATAATAAATTGTAAAGGAGAAAATAAATGATGAATTTTGGACAGGCAATTGAAGCATTAAAAAATGGTAAGAAAGTAGCAAGAAAAGGTTGGAACGGCAAGGGAATGTTTGTGTATTATGTTCCGGCCGGCAATTTTAAGTCTTATACAGAAATTGGGAAATCCATTGCAGATAAAGACGATTTAGTACATTACAATCCGTATTTTGCTATCAAAAATGTTAATAGCACTGTTTCTACATGGGTTCCGTCAATTAATGATTGTTTAGCAGAGGATTGGTATGTAGTTGAGTAGCATATGGGAGCGTGTTTGAACTATGAGCATGGCAGAAGTAATTAAATCAATAGAGCGTGAAGCACTGAGAGAAGCACAATCGCACGAAATAGGCGGTAGAAATGGTAAGTCGATAGACTGCTCCACTTTAGGAGATGAACTTGCTATTGAGGCAGATATTAAAGCTGACAGGCAAGCGTTGAAAGATTGCTTTAAGGAGTAAATAGAAATGAAAATGCAAATAATAGCAATGTTTGCGATAGCAGGAGCCACATTTTTATTCTTGGGTGTATATTTTCTAATTGACCATATCATAACAGGAAAAAGGCTCAAAATAAATCAAAAGGCTTGGGATGAATGCAGTTCAAATATGGATTTTAATAGAAAACTTAATGAGTATTTGCCTTGGTGTAGAGAACAAAAGATAAAAAACGGATGGAAATTTTATTATTTCCCTAGAATGTAAATACAATTACCGGCTAACAAATAGAGTTAGCCGCTACCCTAAAACAGTTATAGGCAGAGGTCTATAAGCACCTTTGCTGAAAAGTGGAGGTGCTTTTCTTATGGCTAGTCAGAGCCTTATTTCTACAATCAATGGATATGAAAATTACATAGAGAGAAATGGAATAGATGAACAGGTAATTGATGCCTATGTAGACGCTTGCAGTGTAGCCATAAACGGCGAGAAAGATATTGAGTATGGACTACAACTTACTAAGAGGGCAAAAGAGCTTATAGAGGGCTTCTGCATGACTAAAACAGGCGGTACAATTTGGGATTTAGAAAAGTATGCGTTTGCAAATAAAACGGAATATGAGCTGATTAATTGGTTTTACGATATTTTACTGATTGAAGCGCAAAACAAGGTTGTTGACAGTTTTTTTAGATACATAGAAAAGAAACGTGAACCTAAAGAAAGATTCTATATGCCGAGAAGAAAACAGTTTATCAAAATAGGCTTAATAGAAGCATTACAAGGCATGATTGATGATAAATATGATATTTTATGTATTTCTCTCCCACCCGGAACAGGAAAAACCACAATCGAAAAGTTTTTCCATTCTGCGGTTATAGGTTGGTACTCAAACGGATATAACCTTTTTTATTCACACAGCGGAGACATTACACGAATGTATTATGATGGAGTATACGATATTGTCACAAACGCTGACGAGTATACATGGGGAGAAGTGTTCCCTGGACTTGAAGTAACAAGTACAAATGCAAAACTTGAACAGTTTAACGTAGGAAAATATAAGCCATTTCAATCTGTACAATGTACATCTGTCGGCAGTAAAAATGCCGGTAAAGTCAGAGCCAATAAATTTCTGCTAGTTGATGATATGATAGGCGGCATTGAAGAAGCACTAAACCCAACCTATCTTGATAAATTGTGGGATAAATATGCAGTAGATGCACGACAAAGAAAGATACCGGACGAGGATGGAAACCCATGTAAAGAAATACATATTGCTACAAGGTGGAGCGTTAGAGACGTAATAGGACGTATTATACAAGCTTATGAGGGAAACAAACGAGTTAAAGTAATATCCGTACCTGATGTAGACCCAGTAACAGGAGAAAGTAATTTTGACTTTGAATTTGGTGGCTATACAGTAAAGGATTTTGAAGATATTCAGCTGCTTATGGATGAAATCTCATATCGCTGTCTGTATAAACAAGACCCTATAGAACGTGAGGGCTTATTATTCCCGGACGATAAAATCCGCAGATACCTTAATCTGCCACACGGAGAACCAGAAATTATCACAGCTCAATGCGATACTAAGGGCAAAGGTACGGATTACTTTGTACTACCGGTATTACAGAAATACGGAGAAGATTATTACTGCATTGATTGTGTATGCGATAACACAGCGGATTATGAAGAACAATACAGAAATGCCGCAGCAGTACTTGTGAATAATAAAGTACAAGAGTGTGAATTTGAACGTAATGCTGGCGGTGATAGAGTGGCTATGGAAGTTAATAAGCGTGTTGAGAGTGTAGGTTGGATATGTAACATTACTGATACACCGACCGAAACGAATAAGGAAGCAAGGATATTCCAATGTTCTAACTGGATATTACAACATATTATTTTTAAAGACGCATCACTTTATAAGCCTAATGAGCCATACGGAGTGATGATGTCACTGTTAAAGCAATATTCGGTATCAGGCAAAAAACAATTAGATGATGTTCCAGATGTTTTCTCAAACTTTGCGTTAAGAATGACAAAAGGAAATAGAATAAAAAAGACAATAATTATGTCAAGTCCGATATAAGAGGAGGGTTTATATGACAACTAAGGATTATCTTAACCAGATAAGCTATTACAATAAGATAATTGATAATAAGTTGATAGAAATAACACAGTATAAAGAATTATCATACAGCATATCAGCAGTTGTTAATGAAGAAAGAGTTATGTCATCATCAGATCCGGACAAAACAGGCTGTGGATATGTCAGACTTGAACAAATGGAAGAAAGCCTTGACAAGCTTATAGACAAATACATTGATGTAAAAAATAAAATAATAGAGCAGATAGAACAGATAAACAATGAAGATTATTATACAGTATTGTTTCTAAGATATGTCAGAAAATTCACGTTTGAAAAAATTGCAAATGAAACAGGCTGGTGTTGGCGACAGGTACATAGAATACATGCTAAAGCACTACAAGCCTTTGAAGACAAATATGGAAGTGAATATTTGTAAAAGATGTCATAGAATGTCACATTGCCGGCGTGGTATAGTATATCTGTAAGAAGTCACAAAGATGTTTCTTCATAAACACATCCTTATCAGAAGCACCGTTGCTTAATTGCGGCGGTGCTTTTGTTATGCAATGAGGTAAAGATATGAATTTTTATATGAGTAAAGATAAATCAATTATGTGTCCGAACTGCCATAAGTTTTTGACTAAGGCAGACAGCAAAGACCCACGAACACATAAATTAGCGTGCAAGCATTGCCACAAATGGATATGGTATGTACCTAACGATGATGATGATTTTCAAATTAAGGAAATACCACAAAGCAGAAGTTCAAGCGGTATGACATTTTATTAGAGGTGTAGATAATGCAGACAGGAAGAATTGCTATTTATACAGGCGCGAAAGAAATAACGTCTGACAATATAATACCAATTTTGCGTGAAGCAATTTTGGAACATGATATTAATTCCAACAGAATACAGTTTCTTCTTGATTATGACGCAGGAATACAGCCGATAGTTAGGAAGAATCCAAAGACTTACAGACCAGACATTGACTGTGAGTGCTGTGATAATGTGGCTAACGAGGTCACAGAGTTTAATTTAGGCTTTAAGTGGGGAAATCCTATAACGTTAGTTCAAAATGGCGACAATGAGGATTCTAACCTTACAAAAGCTATAGCAGAATTAAACAGTTGCTACGAATCACAGAATGCAAGGCAGAAGCAACAGGAACTTGCAAGATATGTTGAAATTGGTGGCGTTGGATATGTCCTCATTGATGTAAACACAGAATATGAGGATGGGGAAAGCTATTTCACATACGATGTTTTGGACCCAAGAACAACTTTTGTAGTAAGGTCAACAGCTTATAGTGACAAGAGGGTTATTCTTGCAGGCACTTATATCAAAGACAAACATAGCGGTGCAAGATATTACACCTGTTTTACAAAAGATATTCGTTATGAAATTACGGATGGGATAAAAATCACAAACGGACCAGAAAAAGGAAAAACAAAATGGGGATTTTTAAAGAGAAGCGGGGAAGAGAATCCATTACATAAAATTCCTATTATTGAATATACAAGGTCATTTGATAGAATGGGCTGTTTTGAACGGCAAATATCTGAAATGGATAACTTAAACCTACTCATTTCAGATTTTACCAATGATGTCGAACAGAACACACAGGCAGTATGGCACACAAATGATGTTGATTTCCCGGTTGAACAGGAAACAACAGTTGATAAAGACGGAACACCACATATCACTAAAAAAGTAAGGAAACCAAAATCCGGAGAATGGATGCAGACCTACACATCAGCAGATGGCAAAACTCCAATAGTTGAGCCACTTGCAATTAATTACGATTACACAGGTATGCTTAACAATATCCAATCAAGGCGACAGATAATCTTGCAGAAATGCAATGTACCACAACGAAATGATAATAGCGGTGGTAGTACAGGAGTTGCAATGTCAGACGCAACAGGTTGGTCACAGGCTGAAACAGCGGCGGCAAAACAGCAATTAATTACAGATGGCTGCAAAATGGAAGAGATAAAAGTTGTTCTTACAGCTATCAAGCTATCAAACAATGTTAACAGTAGCAATCCATTACTTAAATTAAGGGCAAGAGATGTAAAGCCTAACATTAAGCGACAAAAAACTTATGAAATGTCAACCAAGGTTAATGCTATGGCAACATTGATAAGCCACGGATTTAGCCTTAAAGATACAGTTGATGCAATTCCATTCTTTGATGACCCTAACGATGTTGTAGCGAGAAGCGGAAAGATGGTTAAGGCATATCAAGACAGTATAATCAACAAAGATACACAGAACCAAGCAGAGGGTGGAGATGGAGAACAGCCACCTAATAAAGACCGCACAATGCAAGACTTATCAGACCAGACAGAAAATAGTCCGGTTATAGATAAGAGCAGAACAGATAAATAATTGATATTGAGCCACAGGGTAGAAAATGCCTTGTGGCTTTTTATATGCCCTAGAGAAAGGGCAATACAAATATCGCAAGAAGTTGAGAGAACAACAAAAAACGCAGAAAGCAGAGGTAAAGAAATTATGGCAGATGTAACTAACACAACAACAGAACCAACAACTAATAATGAGCCACAGAACGAAGAACAGACACCTAGCGTAGAAGAACTTATGGCACAGCTTGCTAGTGAAAGAGCTGAAAAAGAGAAGTATAAGAACGCTTCCGATAAAGCCAGTTCAGAAGCAGCTAAGTACAAGAAAGAACTTCGTTCAAAGCAGACAGCAGAAGAACAGGAAGCGGAAGCAAAGGCAGAAGCTGAAAAATTGCAGGCTGAAAAGTTCGAGAACATGAGCAAAGAGCTTAATCATATGAAAGCTGTCAATGCTTATCAGAAAGTTATAGGCGATGGAAAGGATATTGATTCTTTGATTGAGGCGGTTGCAGACGCAGACCATAGCCTTATAGCAACTGTAATTGCCAATGAAGTGCAAAGACAGGTTAAAGAAGCTAAGGCAGAGTGGCTTAAATCAAGACCGGCTATTAATGCAGGCGGTGGAGAAGAAAGCACGATAACACAGGAACAGTTCAACAAGATGAATTACCACGAAAGAGTGGAGTTCAAAAATAAGAATCCAGAACTTTATAAGAAGTTCACAGAGTAGAAAACGGAGGTAAATAAACTATGCCACAGACTAAGTTAGCAAATTTAGTAGATCCACAGGTAATGGCTGATATGGTATCAGCTAAGTTGCCAAAGAAGATTAAGTTCTCACCTATTGCAAGAGTTGATACAACACTTGTAGGCAGACCAGGAAGCACAATCGTTGTGCCAAAGTATGCTTATATTGGTGACGCAGAAGATGTAGCAGAAGGTGTTGCTATGGGTACAACAGTACTTACAACATCTACAACAGAAGCAGAGGTTAAGAAAGCAGGTAAGGCAGTAGAACTTACAGACGAATCAGTGTTATCTGGTTATGGCGACCCACTTGGTACAGCTATCAATCAGATTGCTATGTCAATCGCTGCAAAGGTTGATAATGACAGCTATGACGCACTTTGCACAGCACCTATTGATTACGATGGAACAGCAACACCTATCAGCTATTCAGCAGTTGTAGCAGCTAATAGCAAATTTGATGATGAATCAGATTCATCACTTACAAAGATATTGTTCATCAATCCAGCGCAGGAAGCTACATTACTTAATGACGATGATTTCAAGAGCAATGACAAGTATCCACTTAATGTAATTATGAATGGAACTATCGGTTCTATTGCAGGAGCGCAGGTTGTTAAGTCAAAGAAAGTTAAGTTAGTTAAGTATGAGCTTGATGATTCAACAGGAACAATCAATGTTGCGGCTGATACAACAAACGAGGATGCAACGAATGTTCACCTTGACACAGCACTTGCACATACGCTTAAGCCAAAGGGTAAGGAAATTAAGGTAGGTAGCAAGTTAAAGGCTGTTGCAACAGAGTTCTACGCTTGTCCTATTGTTATCGTATCAGCAGAAGACCCTAACGAGGACACAGGCGCAGATGGTGTATCAGAGGAAGAGAACGCACTTACAATCTATATGAAGAGAAGCGTTGAGATTGAATCAGACAGAGATATTCTTGCAAAGACAACTGTTATCTCTGGCGATGAACACTATACAGCAGTCTTAAGCAACGATTCAAAGGTTGTTCTTGCTAAGTTCGGAAAGTAAGAGGTGTTTATATGTTATTAAGACGACATAAAATCAACGCCGCAAAGCAGAGCGAAGAAGTAACAGCAGATAATGTAAGACAGGAAGCTGTTTATGGAGATGAGCTTAAGTATGAGGAAGAGCAGGACAAGTTCCCTGTTCAACCTACAAGCGATTACACAAAGACAGCTATTAAGCGTATGCCAACAGCGGACTTGCAGACACTTGCCTTAGAACAAGGTATTGAAAACGCAATGGAGCTTACAGGAGCAGAACTTAAAGAACTGTTAATTGAGAAATTAGGATTATAGGAGCTGAAATTATGGAATACACCACATTAGAACAGGCTAAAATCAGACTTAAACAATTTCATATTGATACAGTCACAAATGATGATGAAACAACATCTGATGTGGTGGTGTTCGATAACAAAGAAGATAATCCAATAATCGAACAACTTATTAAACAGGCTACAGAAGATGTAAAGGCAAAAAGGTGTTATCCCGACAGTTACACAGATGAAATGATAACCGCGGACTTGAAGAAATTTGAGAGTGTTATTGTTAATCTGGCTGTCTACGACCATTCACAAGCAGGTGAAGCATTTATGGCAAGCTACAATGAGAATGGTGTCAACAGAACTTGGAGAGATAGAGACAGCTTATTTGTTGGGGTATTTCCTTTTGCTAAGGTTTTATAGAAGATTGTGCGTTACCAATACGGTAGCAGGCGGCACACATTAAGGGTGGTGGGCGGTGTGCCATTATTAATTATGAAAGGCGGTATATCAATGCCAATAGCAGTAATTATAAGCATTATTTCAGTTGCTTTTTCCGTCTTTTTCGGACTGTTTACGTTGGGATTTAATCTTAAGAACAACAAAAAGTCTGACAATGCAGAACTTACAGAGCGTGTAAAAGAAAATACACGCATAAATATGAAACTTGACACAATATCAAGCAATACAACAGAGATAAAGAATGAAGTTACAGAAATGAGAAAAGAACTTAATTCTCACGATAACAGGATTATTAAAGTTGAGGAAAGTGTAAAGTCGGCACACCACCGAATAGACGGATTGGAAGCACGACTTAATGAAGATAAGGAGGTATAGCAGAATGGATATTATGCAAACATTGATTGCAAATATGACAATCATATTAGCAATTGTCGGGGCATTAGCTTTTATGGTGTCTGTAATTACACAGGTAATTAAGGGCATTGGAGTATTCAATAAAGTACCTACAGATATTGTGGTATTTGTCTTGTCAATCGGTATTACTGTAGCGGCATTTGTTGCTTATATGCAGTATATTCAGATGACAATACTGTGGTACATGATTCTTGCGGCGATTATGGCAGGATTTGTTGTTGCTTTTGTAGCAATGTACGGTTGGGAGAAGCTGTCTGAACTATGGAAGCGATTTGGCAAGGATGTGAAGTAATATGCTTGACATTAATAAGCAGGCTATGAAGTATTCACTTCAAGGACAGACAGTGACCATCTATGAAAGAGATGATGACGGCAATATCTTATATGAGGGATATACCGACACAGAGGGTAACTTTATTCCTTATCTTGATGATGAGGGAAATAAGATACCTAAAATCCTTGAAGAAAAAACAGGTTTTTCAGAGCCAGTTGATTTCAAAGCAAACATAGCTTTCAGCGGTGGAGAAGCACAAAGTAAAGAATATGGCTTTGATACGGCTGATTTTGACGCTATTTTACTGACAGATAGGGATACATTACCTATTCAAAAAGGCGACCTTATATGGCTTAATAGCAAACCTACATACACATCTGACAGTCTTGTTGATGAAACATCGGCAGATTTCACGATTGTAGGCATTAAGCCGGCACTATATTCAACTAAGTATATGCTTAAAGCAGCTGTAAAGTAGGTGGTAAATACGAAGTATCAGAGAAATGAACAGCTAGTCGGTTCTATCTTTAAAGGAAAGACAATCCCATCTACGCAAGAGCCAGTAAACGAAAGCATAAGACGAGCTATTTTGCAAGTGGTTAAGGAGCGTGTTTATGGCAAGACATACAATTAATATATCTTTGTCTGAAAAGTCCGTAAATGAAGCTATCAGACAGCTACAACAGTATAAGCAGAGTTTACAGTATAAATGTGGATTGCTTGTCGAACGATTAGCAGAATTAGGCGACAAAGCGGCAATTATGAGTGTTAATGAAAGTCCATTAGGTAGGACGGTAACATTGAGAGTTGACAGAAAGCCTATTCAAGATGGCTACCAAGCTATTTTAATTGCTACCGGTAAAACTGTTGAAGTAGAAGATAGAGAGCCATTTTACACGCTATTAGCAATTGAATTTGGTGCTGGTATTTATTACAACAGCGGCAACGAGAACCCAAAGGCTAATGATTTCGGCTTGGGCGTAGGAACATATCCAGGACAAATCCACGCATTCAGCGACGGCTGGTACTACTTAGGTAATGATAATCAATGGCACTACACGCACGGCGTTAAAGCTACAATGCCTATGTACAACGCCACAATAGAGATTGTTAATCAGTATAAGCAGATAGCAAGAGAGGTGTTTAGTTAATGGCAAATGCAAACGATTGGGCGATAGACCTTGAAAATACAGTCACAGCACTTGTCAAGGCTAAAGCCCTAGCACAGCTTAAAAAGACATATTCAAAGATAGTCATAACCAATGAGGGAGAAAACAGCGGTCAAGCAGTATTCCCAACAGTATACATTCATTTACTGCCAGCAGTTGAACAAGGACAAACACTTGACGGACAGACAGTTAACGCATTGTTAGCGACATTTCAAGTAGATGTTACAACTAACACAAGCAAGTCTGACTGTCGCAAGGTTATGGCGATAATTACAGATACATTCAAGACAATGAGATTTCAAGGCAATGCAATGCCAGAGTTCTCAATCAGTAACAAAGTACATAAGAGTACCGCTAGATTCAGAAGAATGATAGCAGCAAATGACAGATTAATGTAACAAAGAGCAGAAATGCTCTTATTTTTTTGCAAATTTTTAGGAGGTAGACAAAGCAATGGCAAGTACAAGTTATAAAGCTAGGGTTATCTACAAGGAGCATAGCGAAGATGGCTTTGCAGGTTCATACAAGTTAATGGTTGCGGCTAAGTCAATTTCAGCACCAGTATCAGCACCTAACACAGTTGAAAGTACAACATTTGAAGATGATTCACAGACATTCTTAATGGGTATCAAAACATCTGACGCTAAGACTTACACAGGAAATCTTGAAAAGGCTTATTTACAGGACTTAATCAAGGCGGAGGGCAAGCAGTTAGATATTATTCAGTTATATGGCTCTGACGGATTAGGTGCGGTTGCTAAGTACGCATTTGTCGGACAGGTAACAGCAACACCTAATGATGTTTCTGGTACTGATTCAGTACTTGAAATGACAGTAACAGCAGTTCCTAACACTTCACCTATCGAATGTACAGACAAGCTTCAAGTTGTCGAGGCTGCTGGTGGCACATTCACAGTAACAAAGGTGGGGGAATGATAAGCCAATCGACTAAATCAAAGGCTGTGTCGATTGGTGGCACAAACGCCAAAACAGCCGACTACACATCATATCTTGATGATGTAACAGAATAATTAATTTAAAAGGTAGGTGCGGTGTAAAATCCGCACCTTTCCCTATATGGACGATAGGGTGGGAAAGGGTAAAAATTATGATGAATATTAATGTAAACGGAAAAGAATACAAAGTTGAGTTTAGCTTCGGTGCAGCAGAATGCAAGGAAATTGTGCAGAAAATGTTTTCTGTCGTTAATGGTTCTTACTTACTTGTACAGACAGATAAGAGTGTTGCACAGGCTTCTTTTGATGGGCTAGCAAATATGACAGCAGATGTGCCAGAGATTTGCATTTTAGCCATTTATGCAGGCTGCATTGATAATAACCCAGTAACAATGGACGAAGCAAAGGAGCTAACTAGAGCATATATTACAGAAAAGAGAAAAACAGATAAGAGTTACGGATATAGAACATTGTTTGAAGAAATCAAGAAAGCGATGGAAGATGATGGTTTTTTCGAGCTGTCGGGGATAACAACGATGTTAGAGGAAATGGCGAACAATGTGGAAGAAGCGGCACAGGAGCAGAAGAAGCCGACAGTAGTTCCACAGGACCACAAGAAAAAGCAGACTTCCACAAAATAATATGGGAAGAATACTTTGTTTTAGCCAGTTCACTAAGCGTTAGTTATTCAGACTTTCTAAAAATGACACCTAAAAAATTATTACTATACGCAAAAGGCAAAAAGATTGATAGACAAAATCGAGATGCAGAAATGTATAACTGGTTTTTTGTCTATGCAATACCGGCTATTTCTTGTGGCATTGGTGCGGCATTTAGTAAAGATACACACATTGAATATCCGAAGCAGGCTATTTTATCAGAAAAAACGGAAGAAAGCGAAGAAGATACCTACGATAAAGAGTTACAGCGAATGTTACTCAATGAACAGAAATGGGCGGCACGAGCTGAAAAGAGAGGACTACCGCCAACAATCCTATAAAGGGGGTTAAAGCGTGGAATTAGATTCATTAGAAGTCAAAATTACCGGTACTGCCACTAAAGCTATCAATTCCGTCGATAAACTGATAAATCAGCTTACAAGGCTGTCAACATCACTTGCGACTGTGAATGGTTCATCACTAAGCGGTCTTGCAAATGGTGTTAGTCAGTTAGGTTCTGCTATGCAGAATATGAACGCAGGAACAGCAGATTTTACAAGACTTGCTAAGAACATCACAAAGATAGGTTCTGTTGATTCGGTTGCACTAACTAACACAGCTACATCACTTCAAGCTGTCACAAAGGCAGTTGCAAGCATATCAGCTATTCCGCAAAATGCAACACAGGTCACAGAATTTGCAAAGTCACTTGGTAAGCTAGGCAGTAAGAGTATAGAAAACGCCGTTGTAAACATTCCAAAGCTAGGCAATGCTTTAAATGGCTTAATGACAACGCTATCAAGAGCACCAACAGTAAGCCAGAATGTTATTCAAATGACTAACGCATTGGCTAATCTTACTAGTCAAGGTAGCAAGGTGGGTACTTCTTCAAACTCACTTCAAAAAACGCTGTATGGCGTTTCTACAAGTGCTAGAACAGCAAGCAAAAGCAGTTGGAGTTTAGCAAGTGCAATAGGTAAGTTTTATGCCACATATTTTATGGTAATTCGTGGCAGTAAGAAACTTATAGAAGCCATCAAGTCAACGACAGATTACATTGAAGCTTTCAACTATCAAGCGGTTGCGTTTGGCAAGATTGGTTCAGAATGGGATAAGGATTACAAAAAGTACGGATATGATAACGCAACAGCATATGCAGAAAGTTTTAAAAGTAGAGTGAATGATACTCTTGGAAAGTTGTCTGGTTTAAAAGTCAATGTTCAAGGCGGTTTGCTTGAAGAAAGTGGAGCAAAGAACTTAGGACTTAACATACAGGAGATAACGCAGTATGCTTCACAATTAGCTTCTGTCACTAACTCATTAGGGCAGACAGGTGAAGCAACAACAGCAATAACAAAGTCAATGACAATGCTTGCAGGCGATATAAGCTCACTTTTTAACGTGGACTATTCAACAGTAGCACAGAACTTACAAAGTGGCTTAATCGGGCAGTCAAGGGCATTGTATAAATATGGTATTGATATTACTAATGCTACATTAGCAACGTATGCCTATAACTTAGGCATTTCTAAGTCTGTATCAGAAATGACACAGATGGAAAAACAACAGTTAAGAGTGTTGGCAATATTAGACCAATCAAAAGTATCTTGGGGTGATTTAGCTAATAGACGGAAGAAAGTTAATGATATAGCTTATCTTCCAAGTGTTGCATAAGAATAGAAATATCTTATGGCAATCGGGCAAAATCGGTAAAAGCTAAAGTTTTCAACTATGCTAATACCGAGATAACTCAATAGATTACGAACAGGCTATTGAGTATCGTAACGAGTAGGAATTGAATAAATATAATATTCCCAAGAGTGTCCGACACTACTGCATATAGGGCAGTATGAGGTGGAAGTGGCTACCACCAAACCAAACGTAAAAACGTGGGTGATAATGTACTCTGAACTTATAGGAAACTATAAGAAGTATAGGATAAAGAGCCTATACGATAACAAATTTGACAATCAACTCCCCAAGTAATATGTTACGCCAGTTCAGTAACAATATGAAAGAAGTAGGAATGGTAGCAGGACAGCTATTTATTCCAATTCTTTCAAAGGTTATGCCGATTGTAAATGGCGTTACTATTGCTATAAAAAGATTATTAGTCAACCTCGCTTCTTTAATGGGCGTTAAGATTGACTTTGAAAGCTTCGGACAAAGTGGCTATAAAGACACATCAGACGGCTTAGAAGATATTTCAGATGGCTACCAAGATGTAGCTGATTCAGCTAAGAAAGCTACATTATCCCTTATGGGATTTGATGAAATAAATAAATTACAGGACGATACAAGCTCAAGCAAGGGTTCAAGCGGTGGTGGCGGTAGCACTATTGATTTGACAGATGATATCGCTAAGGCGGCGGCTGATTATGAAGCGGCATGGAATAAAGCATTTGCCAATATGGAAAATTCAGCGGTTGCTTGGGCTGATAAGATAGAGAAAGCACTTGAACCTGCTGGGAAGATATTTAAAGATTTTGCAGTTGGAGATTTCTATGCAGCAGGACAAGATACATCTAACCTTGTGGCAGGAATTTTTAATTGGTTCGCAAAAGCTATAGATGATGTTCCTTGGTATACAATTGGACATAATATAGGAGAGTATTTAGCTGGACTTAATTGGCTTGAAATATTTTCAAGCCTTGGCAATGTGTTATGGCAAGCCATTAAAGCAGCTATCGAATTATGGAGTGGTTCATTTACGGCAGCACCAATTGAAACGACCTTAATAACGGCTATAGTAGCATTAAAATTTACAGGCTTAGGAAGTGTTTTGAAAAAGAAACTTGTTACAGTAATAGGGACAAGTATTAAAGGTGCTTTAAAATCATTCGGAACAGATAGTATAATATCGGGAATAGGTGGATTACTTACAACAGATATAGGCACTATTATAGGAGCAGGAACAGCAACAGAAATAGGCTTAACTATAGGTATTGGAATAGTAGGTGGAATAGTAGCCGCTATTGCTGGATTTAATTTAGGCAATTGGCTCAATGAAAAATTAACAGGCGAGAAAATAGATATGTCAATGTTTGACCAAATAGCATATCTTATAAAAGCACCATTTGAAAATTTACCTAGCTTTATTGACGGAGTGATAGAAACTATCACATTCGGACATAAAGATGATATAGCAAATTGGTGGACTACAAGTGTTGCACCGTGGTTTACTAAGGAGAAATGGGGAGAACTGGGAGAAAACATAAAAACATCTTTAAGTGAAAAATGGAACAGCTTTTCAGATTGGTGGGGCAATACAGCTATTGTTAGCTGGTGGAATAATAATGTTGCACCGTGGTTTGAAAAAGAAACATGGGTTGACGCTGTTGACGGAATGAAATTAGGAATACAAGAAAAATGGGATTCAATCGTTGGTTGGTGGAACAGTCTGGCAATTGTTTCTTGGTGGAGCAATGATGTGAAACCGTGGTTTACTAAGGAAAAATGGGAAAACTTAGCTGACGGAATTAAAAAAGGTATTCAAGGGAAGTGGGATGATGTTGTAGATTGGTGGGATAGCAAACCAGCACTTCAACGCATTTCTGTAGCTATCGAAGATTTTAAAACTAAGATACAGAACGCTTGGAACAGCTTTAAGCAGTGGTGGAATGATTTAGGACTTGAATTTCCACACATTGATACACCACACTTTAAGATTGACGGAGAATTTAGTCTTGCACCGCCTAAAGTACCAAAAGTCAGTATTGATTGGTATGCAAACGGCGGATTCCCAGGCAAAGGACAATTGTTTGTCGCAAACGAAGTTGGACCCGAAATGGTTGGTACTATGGACGGAAGAACAGCAGTAGCCAATCAGCAGGAAATCACAACAGGTATTGCCAACGCAGTTTATCCAGCGGTTTACAATGCAGTTGTAGCGGCTATGTCAGAAGCCAACAACAATGTAAACATAACATTACAAGGTGACGCAGATAAGCTGTTTACAATGGTACAAGATAAAGCTAACAGCTATACTAATATGACAGGACAAGCGGCTTTTCCATATTGATAAGATAAATGTATTGTGTTATTCTTTTGCTATATAAAAAGCAAAGGGGTAATGCAATATGGGAGATAAAAAACAGAAAAAGAAAGATAGTAAACTAAGCATAGCGGCGGCAATCACAGCACTATTTATATTCACAATCCCAATAGGCTTTATATTGGCTATTGTAGATTTAATTAAAAGTAAAGGTGACAAATCACAAAGGCACTTAGGCTCTTACTTTGCAATAGTATCGTTTGTACTATTTCTGATAGTCGCTTTTAGCAATGGAAGCGGTAACAGCAGTGACAATGCCAATGCTACAAAACAAACCAGTGCAACACAGCAAGATACAGACACAATAAGATATGATAATACAACGCTTAAATATCTTAAGCATGATGTAATTACAGATAGCAATGACAGAGAAGTTCTTGTTGTTTATTTTGACTTTGCAAACAATTCAGAAGATAACACAGCTTTTGCATATAATTATAATGTTACATGTTTTCAGAACGGCAAAGAACTCGACTATCCGTTAGTTAGTTTTGACATTGACGAATACAATAATATTGCAAGAGAATTACAGACAGGTACAAATATTACAGTTGCAAGGATATATATACTAGAAGATAAAAGTAATGTTGATTTAGAAGTAACGCCACTTGGAGATGATAAAAAACTTATGAAATTAACATTAGAATTACATTAGAGGGAATATGTATGTCAGTAAAAAAAGAACTAAATGAAATGCTAGAAGCAATAGGAGTGAAGAAGAAACAGCAACCACAAATTCAACAGCCATTAAATCCTAACTTTAAAGGAGTGTACAGAGCAACAGAAAACGGCTTAGTTGAAGTATATTGTCCAAGATGTAGTAGTTGGGATTGTTCTCACACGCAGATTACAACAACTGTACCGCAGAAATCCAAAACAAGATATACTGTTAATCTGAATCCTTTAAGACCGTTTACACTGGTTAATAAGAAAGAGAAGATTAAGCAACAAGGTGGAACTTATTCACAACATAGGTTTGTGTGTAACAAATGTGGGTTGATTTTTTGGTAATATATGGTTTAAATGGAGCGTACCCACTTGTGGATACGGTTTGAGACAGATGTTTTGTGCTAAGCGGTTGGCACGATTGATTTGCAGAAAATGTCATACACACAAGTGTGCATGAATGTTTCGTAAGATTTTCCCAAGAAGTTGGGAATTTTGCAGGAAGTTGCAAAACATTTTATAGCTTTCGCCACTTGTGGCGACGATTTCTTGTAAAGCTAGGAGAGTTTTCGCAGAAAGTTGCGAAGATTTTCCCCAAGAAGCTGGGGAAAATGAAATCGGTAGAGCCGAAGTCTTGGCTCTATTAAATATTTAAAGCAATTAAAAAGGCTGTCAGCCCGACAACTGACAGCCCAAAGTCACAATACCGCTTAAACAAGCAGTACAGATATTATATAACACTAATTGAATTAACGCAATAGAAATATTAAGGAATGTATCAGAAATGGTGCATTCCTTTTTTAATGCCTTGAAAGGGGTGGTTTGATTGATTGACGCAGTTGTGATTGAGGGAGTTAGGTTCCCAGTGGCATATAACGGCTACACATACAGTAGGAATAAGATATGGTCTAAGAATACAGGAAGAAATGATTACGGCGAAATGGTAGGAACAATTGTGACAATTAAAGACAAAGTAGAGCTTCAATTGCCGCCATTAACAGGTGAACAGGCGTTGTTGCTTGATAATGTGGTGAGCGACATAGATAACCCATTCCCAACGGCACAAGTCCTATTTTTAGGCGGTACGCAAAAGGAAATGACAATATACACGGGAGATGTGACATATCCGTATCTCACAAGGGCGAAGAATGAGGACGGACTTATAGTCGGAGCAAAATTGAGTTTAATTCAGAAATAAAGGAGAGGGTTCCACATGAAACTTAAAACAAGTGAGCTAATAGACAGATTTCAGAGTTTGAGCAACATATCACATGACAAGACCACAGGCAGAATTGCTATGGCTGTTATGTGCAATATTAAGGCATTGGAAGAACTGTACAAAGCAACATTACAGACCATAGAAGATACCAAGGTTAAGTATGCAGATAAGGACGCCAGCGGCAATCCAGTTATCAATGATAATCAGTATCAGATTACATCAGAGAACTTAAAGAAGTTACAGGAAGAATTGCAGGAAATCAACGAGCAAGAGATTGAAGCGCCTGACATGACAATGCTTCCTATGGACGCATTCGATAAATGCGAAGAAATTACACCAGCTAAATTATACTCAATTGAGTTTATGATAAGCCATTAATTAATCAATAAAGGCGGTGTAGAATGAAGATATTAGACACAGCTATGACGGAAATTGTTAAGGGAAATAGTGCAAGATACTATTCCAAGTATGTTGTTGACGGAAAAGAACATACCGAAACACTTAACAATTTCAAGTTTCAAAACATGATAAATCCCAATAATGAAATTACGATAGGTAACACTTGCAGTAGCGGTGTTACCTTTTCTATTTATATGCCAACAATAAGCCTTGAAAATAAGGAGATTACCATATTTGAGGGTGTCAAGGTTGGCACAGAAATTAAGTATATTAAATTGGGAATATTTACAGTTACTAAACAGACAAGTGACGGAGAATACACAAGCTATGAAGCATACGACAGAATGTACAAGGCTGATATGCCTTACTTCTCGGATATGGCATTTCCTAGCACAGATAAAGCTATTCTTAATGAGATATGTGGCAAGTTAGGTATATCTTTAGCGACAAATATAGTTACAGCACATACTATCAGCGACAAGCCACAAGGATATACCTATAGAGAAATTATCGGCTATATGGCTATGCTACAAGGCTGTAATGCAGTAATTAATTCTGATGGAAACCTTGAATTAAGGTGGTATAAGGATAGCGGCTATGTACTTGACGGACATAAGTATTATCAGCAAGGTGTTACATTTACAACAAGTAAGGATTTTATAATACAGAAGCTGACATGTAATAATACCAAGAGTGGTTCTACAGAACAAAGTCAGATTACTTCTGGTGACGGAGCGACAGGGCTTAGTTTTGCCAATCCGTTTATGACGCAGGCAATTCTTGATGAAGTCTATAAAAAGATAGGTGGTTTTACATTTAGACCGCTTACAGTTAAGTTTGTTGGTGACTACCGACTAGAGGTTGGCGACATTATTACTGTTAATAAAGCTGGCGTTGATTACAAAGCACCTATAATGCAAATTACGCACGAATGTGATGGTGGCTTAATAGATACCGTTACATCTATAGGTCAATCTGACACAGAGAATACAAGCGTTGCTTCTGGTCCTATTACTAAGCAAATGGAACGGTACTATGCCGACTTGATACTTGTAAATAAAGCGCTTATTAATAAACTATCTGTTGATGAAGCTGATATCAGATACGCAAGCATTGAAACCTTAAAGGCTGTTAATGCTAATATTGACAACCTTAAAACAAATAAACTAGATGCAACATATGCAGATATCATCAATGCTAATGTGAAAAGCCTTAAGGCTGTTAATGCGGACATTGCAAATCTTAAAGTAGATTATGAGAAAGTTGGCATACTTGACGCAAGTGTAGCTGATATCAAGACATTAATATTCGGTTCAGCAACAGGAACAACAATAACAACGGATTTCTCTAATTCTGTTATTGCTGTTTTGGGAGAAGCGCAGATTAAGTCAGCAATGATTGATAGTCTTGACGCAAGCAAAATCACAGCACTTGACATTAATACTACTAATGTACTTGTTCACAGCGAAGATGGCAAGTCACAGTGGAAAGACAATACAATTCAAATATCTGACAGCAATAGGGTTAGGGTTCAAATAGGTAAAGACGCTAATTCAGATTACAACATGTATATCTGGGATAAATCAGGCAATTTGATGTTTGACGCTATTGGATTAACAGACAAAGGTATTCAACGACAGGTTATCCGTGATGATATGGTTAAGGATAATGCTGATATTGCCGCAAGCAAGTTGAATATAGAATCGCTGTTCAATGTTATCAACAATGATGGTTCACACACGCTTAATTCAACGAAGATATATGTTGATAGTGAACAGCAAACCCTTGATAGCGTATTCAAGAGTATTCAGACAACCGTTGGCGGCAATTCTACATTATGGGGTTCGGCTATTAAGCAATCTAAAGATTTTATTGACCAAAAGTTGTGGTGGACTGATATTCGCAATGGAGAGTCTATCGAAAGCAAATTCAACACAGTTACAAGTACGCTTGATAGCTTTGGTGTGCAAATAGGAGATGTTTACAAGCAACTCAATGATGATTTCAAGATATATCAGGTGACATACGAGCCGACTAAGGATAATTATCCAGCTAATGAGTGGAGTGTACCTATATATCCAAGCGATGATAGATACCCTAGTGATAGCACATGGGAATACACAGAAGCAGAATATGATAATTACGTAGGCATTATAGCGTATTGGGAAGCACAGAACAGAGCGTGGCGTTGGATAAAAAAAATAGACGGAACGCACGGTTGGAAAGAAATATCTTCAACCGAAATCGCCTATCTTCTTAATCAAAATGCCGCGTTAAAGTTGAATCTTAATACAATCAGCTCTGAATTAAGTAAGACGCAGATTGATATAAGAGACAATTATAGCACCACTGTACAAGTTAATAACGCTATTACACAAGCAGTTAATGCAGAGAGCAATAGTATCAAGAGTGAAATTTCTACAACTTATGTAACAAAGAATGCTCTTACAGGCTATAGCACTACAGAAGCTATGAACAATGCTATAACACAAGCGATAACCAAGGAAAGCAATAGTATAAAGTTAGAAGTTTCTAATAATTATGCCACTAAGAAGAGCCTTGAAAGTTATGCCACATCAGCAAGCCTTGAAGCATACATTAAGAAAGACCCAACAAGTGATGAGCTTAAATCCGCAATTGAAGCTATTGCAGATGATATAACACTTAATGCAAGTGGAACAATTAATATAACCGGTAATAAATCTGTTAATATCAATGGTAATCTGTTCACGCTTACATCTACTAATACAACTATTTCAGCAGATGGCTCGATAGACTGTAAGAAGCTAAAAGCTGTTGATGCTGATTTAGAAGGCACCTTTAAAAATGTAAATGTAACTGACGGAGGTATTACAATGACCACTACTATTATTGGTGGTGAATACCTTATGAAAAGCAGTACAGGGGCATTTTTACAGATACAGGGACACTACATTGAAATGTCAAACGATGATGGTTCAGGAACGAAATGGATACTAAGTAGAAGCGAATGTGTTTTTAATGACTACTTAAATGTTAAGCTATACCACCCTTCACTTAAAAACTATATGCGACCTGCTTTGTCTATGAGAAATCCAGTAACATTTGATTGGAGCGGAAGCGTTTTAACTATATACGTTGACAATGTAGCTGTCGCTGCATGGGATTGGGCAGAAAAAAATTGGTACTAAATCCGCACAGCGGTAGAAAGGAAAACAATATGTTAAGTATAACAAAGACAACAAATTTAAGCGGAACATCAGTAATTAACGGTCAATCAGCTATGACAATGTATGCGGCTGTGCCAGAAACTGGTTCATTGACAATTAGCCAGACAATCACTAACAAGGAATTATACCTTGCAAATCAGACACAATGCGATAATGATTATGAGAATTTTAAATCGGAAGTCAATAAGCTGTTAAAGAATGAACAGCAGACAATCGGTTCAGATACGACAGATACAATAACAGAGTAAATCATCAGAGAGTGTGGGTTTAAGCCCACACGCTTATTTTTTAGGAGGTAAATTATGAGCTTAACTGGATTTCTTTCGTACAGCCGTGTAAACTGGCAACAATCTCCAAGTAAAAGCACTCCGCTTAGTGCAGCAAACTTAAATATAATGGACGCAGGAATTAAGAATAACAATGACATGATTAGCAATATTCGTGACGAGATTACACAATTAAACAGCAATATTGACGTTAAAAACTCTTTTTGCAAAAATATTGCAAGTATAAATGGTACTCTTGAAGGTTATGGCTATAATTATTGCTATTATAATAAATCTACCAAAACAGGGATTTTATACTATGCCTCCAAAATTGAAACACAAGATTCTACACAGAATAATTTTACAGTATATTATGACATAGAAACAGTTCTTGAAAATATGGGTATTAGCTTTAGTAAAGTATTGGAAAGTAATTATACTCCTTATGATGCCACAGGTGTAGTTCGATATAAATTGGTCGGATATGGAACAACATTGTTATATAGCTCTGCAAACCAGAATTATGCTTTTGCTCGATATTATACAAAAGATGGTAATAAAGGAGCATGGGCAACCACCGAATTTAAGAAAGGCGATTATATTACAGGTTCGCTTATATTTAGTTAAGTTTCAGATATTGCCTTAGTAATTGCACCGTCGTATTTAATATTATCACTGTTTAGTTGTAGAATGAAAATAAGACATAAGGTATTGACAAAAATTACAAAAGAAGATGTAAGGTATTTCCTTATCGAACATGACGAACTACAAGAAGCGATTCGCAAGGTTGGTAGCACCTTAGTGGAAACACTGGGGTGCTTTTTTGATACACATTTTTTAAATTTAGGAGGTAATTTATGAGTAAGTTATTCGGAATTGACACATCAAGGTGGCAGGGAGACTTTGATTTCAAAAGTGCAAAGGATAATGAGGGTGTAGACTTTGCTATTATCAAGGCAGGCGGTGCTGATGATGGCTTGTACGAAGATAGAGAGTTTGAAAACAGTTACAATAAGTTGGAAAGTGCAGGAATCCACAAAGGAGCCTATTTCTTTGGTAACGCATTAAGTGATGATGAAGCCGTAAATGAAGCCCGATATTTTGCACAGCTTTTAGCAGACAAATCATTCTGCTATCCAGTATTCTATGATGTTGAAGCAGGTATGGTTACTGGCAGCGACCTTACAGACATTATTATGGCATTCCTTGATGAAATGAGAAATGCAGGATATAAGAATGTCGGCTTATACTCATATGAGAACTGCATTAACAATTATGTAGATATTTTGAGAGTAAAAGAAGCTGGTTATGCCGTTTGGGTAGCAAAGTATTCAGATGCAGAACCTAGAATTGCCGTTGATTATGATATGTGGCAGTTCGGTGGAAGTGTTAATTATCTTAGAGACGCACAGATTAACGGACAGACAGTAGACCAGAACTATTGTTACACTGATTATTGCACAGACCATGTTGTTGAAGACATTACAGTACCAGACTATGAGCCAGTACCAGACACTAAATACCATAAGGGCGATACAGTTAAGGTTATTAACGCTATCCAGTACGATAATGGTGAGCCATTCAGCACTTACTATGATAAGTACAGTGTCTTATCAGCTAGTGGCAGAAGAGTTGTTATCGGTGTTGACGGCGTAACTACTGCTGCTATTGACGAGGATAACATCAGCCTTGTTAAGTGCATTTATGACAATGACAATGACGTCAACACGGATACAGTAAGTCGTGGTGACGGCAAGAAAGTCAGAGTGCTTGATAACATTGATTATGACGGTGCAAGATTTGCGGTATATTATGATGAATATGATGTAATTGAAGAGGACGGAGACAGAATTGTTATAGGTATCGGCACAACAATCACAGCCGCTGTAAATATTGCTAACCTTGAATTTGTCGGCGGTACAAGTTCTGATGATGCACCTACAGATATCCCATTCAGTGAAGATATTGAAGGGGGTAGCACGGTGAGATTTGTCGGCGATACTGATTATGACGGCACAGTTATTAAGGCTTGGTTTGATGAGTATACAGTATCAGAAAGAAGCGGAGACAGAGTTGTGCTTGTGCATGACGGAGAATTATTCGCAGCAGTCAATGTAACTGATTGCGAATTAGTGTAATCTTAATAAAAATACCGGGAGTGTAATGCTCCCGGTAATATTTTAATTATTCAAATCTATCATAACAGCTATAACAGCAGGAATGGTTGTTATGGTTCCGTTTGTTTTCTTAAATTCCATACCACCCTCAAGAAGCGTTCCGTACATTGTCACATTATCACCAACAAGCAAATTATAATCAAAATCGTCTCTATAATATGTCAAAACAACAGTATCATCATTATTGCCATCAACAGCTAAATAATAGCAAGCAATATATTCACTAGATTCTTCACCAGTATGCGTATTTCCGTCTTTATCTTCGACCTCTCCATCATATTTTAATTCCGCTACAATATTGCCTGTCAACTTGAATTCTTTATCAATATACTTATTAGGTGTACGCTTGAGCATTTCAACAGTTATATCATCAGGATATACGCTCTTATCTCTTGATAATAATGTTTCTTGTTCTGTCTGGACTTCACTGGTACTTTCAACATTACTATCAGAAGCACCATTCTGACACGCTACAAGGCTCAATAAGCACATGACAAGCATAATGCTTACAATTCTCTTTTTCATAGGCAAATCCCCCTTAAATTTAATTTAACTAATCATATCACAATATGCATAATTTGTCGAATGTTGTCGAAATTTGCGATATCTTTAAGTTGATTTTTACATTATCAGTATTTATAATAATAATTGTCCGAGAGAGTTCGGACGAAATCTTCAAGTTTCGGCTAGGTGGCACTGTTTGATTGGCGTTGGCAGTGTCACCGCTGAAAATTGTTAATCTACTGGGGGTAGGTTGACATACAAGAACAGATGTTCTATAATAACACCATCGCTACCAGTGTTATATCGTGCAATAAGGGGGATATATGGAGAATGAGGAATATAAGCAAAAGATTATCGGATTAATAAAAAATTGTAATAGTAACAATTTTTTGAAATTTGTATATGAATTAATTTTATCTTTCAAAAAGAAATGGGACGTTTAACGCCCCTCTTTCTCATACCAATAGGCTATATTGTCAAATATAGTTTGTTGGTGTTCTTTATTGAGTTTTATCAATTTCTTAACACTATCTAACAATTCTTTATCTGACATTAAGTCGGGAATGATATCAACATTATCAGTAGATAAATTATCTTCCCACCCCATTAAATATGATGGAGAAATATCAAGAATCTGTGCAGCAATCTGAATTTTATCACTTGGAATGTTTGTTACTGCATTGTTTTCATACTTATATAATGTCTGCTTAGAAACGCCCATTCTCTTAGCTAACTCTACTTGTGACATTTTATTAAGCTCTCTTTGCTCCTTAATTCTGTCTCCAACAGTTTTAATCATTAGTGTTTCCTCCTTTCCTATTGGTAACTTGATTATAGCACAAAAAAGTTACAAGTCAAGAAAAAAATAACTTGACAAGTTACTTTTGCGGTGTATAATAAGAGTAACTTCAAAAGTTACGAAGTTAGAAAGGAGATGAGATAATGGTTGATACAAATAAACTTCGTGGGATTATTGCTGAAAACGGAAAAACGCAGACAGAAGTTGCACAAATGATAGGCGTAACGCCCAAGACCTTCTATCTGCGAATGCACAAGGGCGTTTTTGGCAGTAACGAGATTCAGATTATGATTGATAATTTGAATATTGAAAATCCTATGGAGATTTTTTTTTGCAAAGAAAGTAACTTCATAAGTTACTAGGAAGGAGTAGGAATGACAGGACCTTTTTCTATAAGTGGAGATGATGAGGAACGGACACTAAGAGATTATGTTGAATGGTTTGCGCTTGGACTTGCCTACAATGCGGTAAATGGTGAGAAAAACGAAGCATTACAAAGTGAATGCAAAATACTCGATTCTCTCACCAACGCATTGAACGCTATAAAGCTTTAACGAAAAGGATTAGATATAACTTCTACCTTAGCTGGTTTGTTATCAATAGTAGACATAAATTCATCATAGTATTTGCGGTACTCAATTTTGAATTGTTCAACACTGTCTTGATAACCCAACAACTTAGCAATAGCGTATCGGTCAGCAAGTTGCTTGCTATCCATATTTTTCACCTCTTTTCTATTAGGATAAGAGGATTATAGCACAAAGCACAAACAGGATAAATGATTAGAAAACAACGAATGAATTAGAATTTTTGATATTGATGCAATAGAAAAGTGATGGTAGCGGTAAATAGTTACAAACTTTTATTCAAACATCATTGGTTCTTTTCGACAGGGATAGCGCCCTGTTCGTATCAAGTGTGAATTACCTACCAATTGGAAAGTGTCTACCATCACCTTTCTATTGTATCAATAAATATAAAGTTCTACAAGTTACAGCAGATAGGAATGAGCAGAATTGCTCAAATGCACCTTAAAAGGTCAAAATATATCACACATTATTTAGAAAGGAATGTTTATGGAGCTACAGATTTTTAGCAATTCAGAGTTTGGAGAAATCCGAACCATTACTAAAGATGATGAACCTATGTTTTGCTTGGCTGATGTATGCAAGGCATTGGAACTTACACAGCCGTCAAAGGTTAAAGAGAGGTTGAACCCAAAGGGTGTGAACAGTATTCCTACCCTTACAAAAGGTGGAGAACAAAAGCTGTTATACATTAACGAGAGCAATCTTTACAAGACAATCTTTCAGAGCAGAAAAGAGAGTGCAGAAAGATTTACAGAATGGGTTACATCAGAAGTCCTTCCATCAATCAGAAAGACAGGAAGTTACAGTAAGCCTTTGACAACATCTGAACAGATTAGATTATTGGCACAGGGCAACACAGAACTTACAGAGAGAGTTGATAAGGTTGAAGATAAGATAACCAGTATCGAAGAAGAAACTCCGCTTTACGGCTGTGAGATTGAAGAAGTGCAGAAACATGTTAGAAAGAAAGGAATTGAAGTACTTGGCGGAAAGGACAGCAATGCGTACAAAGACGGTGGTATTCGCGGTTCAGTATATTCTGATATATACAAGCAGTTAAAACGCGAATTCGGGTGCGTGGCGACATACAAGAGTATTAAAAGAAAATACTTGGCTGATGTACACGAATTCATAGACACCTATTTGTTACCAATAGCACTTGCCGAGGTGGTACATGATACAAACATGTAGGAGAAGATATGAAAGAAAAGATAATTAACATATTTGCAACACTGGCAGGAATCAGCCTTATAGCGTTGATTCTAAGACCAGTACAACCACAAGCTAAGATTAATCAGCAGAGTGCAGTGTTAAGTGAATGCTACAACTCACATGTTGATTATAAGGTTGAAACTGGAGAGATAAGTGTTGATGAATATGAGTTATCGCTCATGGCACATTTGCTGATGGGTGAATGCGGAGCGACATGCAACGATGATGAAATGCTATATCTTGCAGGAGCCGTTGTTTTGAACCGAGTACAGAGTGAGTATTTTCCTAACAGCATTGAAGAAGTTATCTATCAATCAGGACAATATCAATGTACAGAACTTAAAAACAGTGGATTCTACAAAGAACCAACAGAAAGATGTTGGAGAATAGCAGAAGAATTATTAATAAGCGGATATGACATACCTAGCAATGTGTTGTATCAAGCTGAATTTAAACAAGGTAGCGGCGTTTATAAGAAAGTGCAGAATATGTACTTTTGCTACAGATAAGGAGTTTGTTTATGGAGAAAAGAATAAGAGAAGAATTATTCAACTTAGGTATTCTTTCTAACAGAAAAGGTTATGCATACATCGTTGATATTATGAGCAATCTTGATTCTGCATTAGCAATAGATGGCGAGATTAAGAAAGTTGCCGAGAAATACGGCAAAAGTAAGGATTCTATTGGAAGTGCAGTAAGAAATGCTGTTAAGACAGCAAATCATAGCCTTGAGGTATGGAAGAATTACGATTGCTTAACAATAAAAGGATTTCTTACAACAATGTATTACAGAACCAGAGAGGAGAGTGCCAATGAGTAGCATAAAAAGAATCATTAAGTTGAATAGAAGCAGGCAGAGAGCCATGAGAGAAAAGGATTTTAGAAAGTTCTATACTTTCAGCTGCAAAATCCATCTGATTGAAAGAATGGATAAAGTACCGATAGGAAGTTACATATTAAAGTAAGGAGAGAAAGAAATGGAAAATGCAATTAATAACAACAATATCACATTAGCAGGAGTAGTTGAGAGAGAGCCAGAATATTCACATGAAGTACTTGGCGAGGGGTTTTATGTATTCATGCTCAAGTGTTCAAGAACAAGTGGTAACAAAGATACATTACCGGTAATGATATCAGACAGACTTGTTGATATCAGAGAAATCAAAGTAGGACAGGTTGTCACAGTTTCAGGGCAGATAAGGAGCTTCAACAGGCATATTGATGATGTGAAGAGCAAGCTGATTTTATCGGTATTTGCAAGAGAACTTGAAATACTAGCACAGGACGCAACCGAACTACCATTTGAAGAAAATATCAATACAGTTATACTTGATGGTTTCGTATGCAAACCACCTATATACAGATGTACTCCAAAGGGCAGAGAGATTGCGGATATCTTAGTAGCAGTAAACAGACCATATGGCAAATCAGATTACATACCATGTATAGCATGGGGAAGAAATGCGAGATTTGCAGGTGGGCTTGAAGTTGGAGAACGCATTCAGATCCAGGGAAGATTCCAGAGCCGTGAGTACACTAAGAAGATAAGTGGCAATATTGAGACACGAACTGCTTATGAAGTATCAGTAAGCAGGATTGATTACGTAGAGGAGGACGAAGCCAATGTATAGTGATATTACAGTTAAAGATTTAGCAAGTATGGCTATTGATGAAGATGTGGTATGCCAGATATGGACACCGCTGCATGGAACGGTTTTTAACGGTTCGTTTGAAGAAGCTAAGTATTCAGCCTATGCGGATAGGGAAGTTGACAACTTCCAGATTGAAGATGGCATATTTGTTATGAATATATAATAAGGAAAGGATATTGTTTATGAGAGCAACTTTAAAAGGGGTAGTACTTGAAAACTTTATGTGCTATGCACACGCAGAGTTTGATTTTTATGTCATTACAAAGATTATGGCTAAGAATGGCAAGGGTAAGTCAACTATTGCCACAGCTTATCTGTGGTGCTTATTCAACTGTGATTATGAATTAAAGGATAATCCGGTTGCCAGACGAGAGGTTGACGGAGTATCAGTTGATGATATGGATACAAGTGTTGAACTTACACTTGATGTTGACGGAAAAGAAATAACTATGAAGAAAGTGCAGAAGAGGACTTACAGTAAGGATGGCAGCAGTTATAAGGACGATAACAAGTATTTTATCAATGATGTGCCTAAGACATTAAAGGACTTCAATGCGTACCTTGATGTTGATATGAATGTATTTAAGATGTGCAGCAATGTAAATGCTTTTCTTAATCAGAAGCCAGCAGAAATGAGAGAATACTTATTTGGCTTAGTAGGAGATGTTACAGACCTTGATATAGCTTCACAGAAAGCCGAATTAGCCGAGTTAGTTCCTTTACTTAATAAGTATACAGTTGAAGAATTATCCGCTATGAATAAGGCTACAAAGACCAAAATCACAAAGGATTTGCCTATTCTTGATGGACAGATTAAGGAAAAGGAAAGAGATATACAGCTTAAGCAGGCTATTGAAGTATCTGACCTTGAATTACAGAAGAACAGCCTTAAAGCGCAGATTGCTGATTGTGTGGCAAAGCAGACTGACAATGACAAGCTGATAGCTGAATATGACAAAGCTAGTTCAGATATTCTTAATCTTAAGTTTGAGCTTAGTGATATGAGCCGTAAAGCTAATGAAGAAAATGTTAAGGCTAGGAGAAAACTTGAATCACAGATTAGTAACCTTAATTATGTGATTGAGGATAGCAAGAAGTCAATCAGCAACGCAGAAGATGTTGTTAGTTTTGATAAGGACAAGATAGCTGAATATCAGAAAACACTTGATGATAGCAGAACCGAATGGAAAGCTGAAAAAGAGCGTGTATTTGACGAGAATAATCTTATTTGCCCTTATTGTAAACAGGAATACCCAGAGGAAAAGAAAGAGAAACTAAAGGCAGATTTTAAGGCACATAAAGAAACTGAACTTAACAGAATTACTGATAAAGGCAACACAGCTAAGAAAATGCTTGATGAAGTCAAAGGATTGTTAGTTGGAGCTGAACAAGAATTGGCTGACAGAAAGCAGAAGTTAGAAAAACATTTAGTGGATTTAGCAGACCTTGAAAAGCAGTTATCAGAACTTCCACAGGAGATTGATGTATCAGCCACCGAGGAATACAAGGCACTTGAACAGCAGATTGCCGAAAAGGAAGAAGCCATGCACAAGGCTAACGATATTTCGGCGATTAAGGCAGAATTAAAGGCACAGGAAACAGCTTTAAGACAGCAGTTAGCAGAATGCGAAAGCCAGATTGCAAAGTCAGATACGGCAGCAGATGAACAGCGACTTGAAGAATTAAAGCAGGCAAGGATTGATTCTGAACAGAATAAGGCTAATGCCGAGAAAATCCTTGATTTACTTGATGAATTAGACAAAGCAAAGAATGAAGCCTTAACAGAAGCGGTAAACAGCCATTTCAGCTTAGTTAAGTGGCAGTTGTTTGAATATGCTAAGAACGGCAATTACAAGAGTTGCTGCATACCTACAGTTGACGGAAAAAGCATTTTAACAACTATGTCTAACAAGGGTAGCAGGATTTTAGGCAGAGTTGATATTTGCAATTCCATTCAGAAGATTAGTGGCATATCAGTACCTATTATCTTAGATGATTCTGAAAGCCTTAGTACGGATAATCAGAAGAAAGTTGCTGAAATGGTAGATAGTCAGTTGATTATGCTGATTGTTAATGATAGTGAGAAATTAGAGATTGTCGGACAGATTTTAAGTTGAGAAAGTGAGGAAAACTGATGGGCGTAAAAGGATATAAAGCATTTAACAAAGGAATGATATGCGAAGGTAAGCAGTACGAAGAGAATGCTACTTATGAAGAAAACGGAAATGAAATATGCGAAGCAGGCGTAATGCATTTCTGTGAAAACCCATTTGATGTGCTGAATTATTATCCGCTTGTTGATGAAAATGGTGGCATTTCAGATTTTGCAGATGTTGAAGCTATTGGAGATATTTATAAAGAAAAGGATAAAACAGCCACAAATAAGCTTCATATTGGTGCAAAACTTGGGCTTAAAGGGTTTATTAAGGCTTGTGTAGATTTTACTATTGAAAAAACAAGAGTTGAGTCTGGTAAAGATAACGAAACTGATAGTAGTGGAGATTCCGCACAGATAGGTTCAAGTGGAGATTCCGCACAGATAGGTTCAAGTGGATATTCCGCACAGATAGGTTCAAGTGGATATTTCGCACAGATAGGTTCAAGTGGAGATTCCGCACAGATAGGTTCAAGTGGAGATTCCGCACGGATAGGTTCAAGTGGATATTCCGCACAGATAGGTTCAAGTGGATATTTCGCAAAGATAGGTTCAAGTGGAGATTACGCACAGATAGGTTCAAGTGGAGATTCCGCACGGATAGGTTCAAGTGGATATTTCGCAAAGATAACATCCAAGGGTAAACATTCAGTTGTTATGGCAGCAGGCTATAATTCAATAGCAAAAGCAAAAATCGGTAGTTGGATAACGTTAGCTGAATGGATTAGAACTGATAAAACAGATGATAGTGATAATTATATATGGATTCCTAAGTGTGTAAAAACAGAATGTGTAGATGGAGAGCGTATCAAAGAAGATGTATTTTATAAATTAGTTGATGGCGAATTTAAAGAAGTAGAAAGTGAGGAATAATTATGGCAGAGAATACAGCAGTTGCAGAAAAGAAAGCATTTACCACCTCATTAAGTGAGTGGAGTAATACAATGACAGGACTTATTATCAACGATTATAAGGCTGTTGGAATGGATATGGACGATTACGCAAAAGAGTGTGCTATGGAAGCTATGACAAGCATATTTAATCTTGTTAAGAATGACCCTAAGATTAATATGGGAAATCTTGATACAAGTAATTTGAGAGGCATTGTCAAGCGTTGTGCAAGCCTTAAGTTAAATGCTAGTGCATATCCAAGAGAGTGCTATTTTCAGTTAAGAAATGTTAATGTCGGGAAAGATGAAAACGGAAAAGATATATGGCAGCAACAAGTCGAAATGGGCATCGAGGGAAGCGGTTATGATTCTTTGCTCGCCAACTATGGAAAAGATGTTAAACAGGTATATCCATATTGGGTAATCAAAGAGGGTGACAAGTACATACCGCCTAAGCATAAAGGACTTACAGTTACAGAGCCGGAGTGGGAAGAAAACGGATTATCTGATAAGGCGGTAAGAGTTGTATATCCTGTTAAGCTGTTAGACGGAACAGTAACATATCTTTCTGCTGATAGAGACAGTGTTAAGGTAAACCTCTTATCTCACGTAAAACAGAATATGTTGAACGCTACGTTCGGAATTATTACAGGAACTAAAAAACAGTATAACAAAGAAGTTGCAAGAACTAGATATGATGCAACACCGGAAGAAAAGGCAAAAATTAAAGAGAAAAAGGAAGAAATTCTCAATGCCTTAAGAGCGTGCAAGACAGTAGATGAAATGCTCGAATGTGAGCTTGCAAGACCTTTTATAAGCGGTGCTTGGCTTGATACTCCAGAGAGCATGATACAGAGAAAAATGTGTAACAATGCAACAAGGAAATATCCTAAGAACTATGACCCAATGGCACGACAGGCACAGGTTGAAATGGACGAGGTATATCAAGTTACACAGGCTGAAATTGCCGAAAATGCTAATACAGTTGAGTTTATAGAAGATAAGGCAGATGTAGTTGACACCATGGCAACAGAAGTAACCGAAGAACAGGCAGAAGATAGCACATTACCACCATTCATGCAGAGTGAGGAGGATTAAGTAATGCATCGACACGACTGGTTTAAGATTTGTAAGCATCATAGATGGGGCTATGAGTGCAAAATATGTGGGAGGTTTTGGAAACCATGAGAGTAATTTCACAGGACGGAACAATTGATATGTCATATGAAGAGGTGATTATTCAGAGATTCAGGTCAAGAATTTATTTTCTGAATAAAAACTTAACAGGCGTTGAGTCACTTAGTGATGACATGCAAATTGCTGAGTATTCCACCGAAGCAAAGGCAATTAAGGCTATGGAAATGCTAAGAGAAGCATATATCGGTATGCCTATCGTAATGCAGAATGTTGATATTTCAGACGATGTGGCAAAGGAATTTGAAAGATTAAAGAAATGTGGCATTATGGTGCAAGCAGAAAATCAGCCGTCAAAAGTAGAGTATGCCAACAATGCTGTTTTTCAGTTCCCACAGGATGATGAAATCGAGGTATAAGTATGTCAGTTGAAGAAATCCGTAAATGCGATAGATGTGGAAAGCCTTTTGAGTACAGTTTGTCTAAATGGGCTGGATATTTTAAATATGGTATCAAAAAAGAAAATCGACTGTGCTTTCATTCGATGTTTTATGGCAATCCAGATGGCTATTCATATGTAGATTATAGATACGACCTTTGTGCTGATTGTACAGAAAAATTATTATTGTTTTTGCGAAGTAGCGAGTAAAGGAGAAGAACATGCGATTGCATTGTATAGCAACAGGAAGTACAGGTAATTGCTACACCTTAACTTCCAACAGCGGAGAAACACTTATCCTTGATTGTGGAATACCGATTAAGGAAATTAAAAAAGGCTTGAATTGGCACATAAGGGGGATAAAGGGTGTGATTATAAGTCACACCCACCTACCCTAGACCATAGCAAGTCAGTAAACGATTTTAAGTCAATGGGAATACCGATTTATGCACCATATTTGAAGATTGATTATATGTCAATGAATATGGGTGGATTTACAGTAAAACCCTTTGATTTAACAACAATAGACGGAAATTGGACACATACCAATGCAGACGGAACACCTTGCCCGATATTCGGATTTCTGATTACTCACAAGGAAATGGGAAGAATGCTTTATATAACCGATTGTGAACTAATCAAATGGAAGTTTAGAGACATAAACCACATTCTCTTAGGTGTGAATTATGACAAGGATCTAATCGACAGGGATAACACAGGCAAAGCTAATCATGTATTCAGAGGTCATTTAAGTATTGACACAGCTTGTGATTTTGTTAAAGCAAATTATTCAGACAGCTTGCAGAATGTCATAATGTGCCATTTATCGAGCGAAAATGCCGATAGAGATAGTTTCGTTGAGAAAATGAAGAAAGTTGCTTGTGGGGCGAATGTAGATGTTGCAGTTGCAGGGAAAAGTTGGGATTTGAAAAATCCTAGTGAATGCCCTTTTTAGAAAGGAGAATAAATGTTAAAACATCTTAAATTTGCCATGTGATTGGTGGAAAATATAATTTTAATTGCCACCTATATTTAAGTGATATTGCTATTGAGGGATACAAAAATATAGGTTGCAAAGTCAAAATTTTGCTTGATTGAGAAAGGAACAGTAATGGAGAGATTGACAGATAGCAATAAAGAAATACCAACATTGGTTAATAATGCTGAATATTGGCTGAAAGTGTATTTTAAGCTGAAAGATTATGAGGACTTAGAGGAAAGAAGGAAGCTAATCAAGATACCGCCTGAAGCGTACTGTATTGTGGATTTTGAGGTACGAAAGGGTTTTGTGTTAGAAGAAACATATCATATAAGCAGAAAGCCTTTGTTAGTTGTTCGATACGACGATAACTCTCTTAAAAGTCATAGCGGATACTTGGGGATTTCAGTATTCCTCACAAAATCCGAAGCCGAAGCAAAACTGAAAGAATTGAGAGGTAAAAATGAATAAACGAAAAGCAATACCTAAAAAAGTGAGACAATCTGTATATCTCATGTATAACGGACATTGTGCTTATTGTGGCACAGAAATAGCTTACAAAGATATGCAAGTAGACCATGCAACACCGCTTAGGATAGGTGGAGCAGACGACATTTCAAATTACATGCCAGCTTGTAGGAGCTGCAACCACTATAAAGCCACTTTAGATGTCGAGGGATTTCGAAGGTATCTTTCAGAAATACATAAAAGGCTTATGCGTGACAGCATACCTTATCAAGTGGCGGAGCGGTTTGGAATCGTTAAGTATGTGTCTGACGATGTAAAATTCTATTTCGAAGAATTGAGAGGTGGAGAAAATGAAAGTAGTAATTGACATACCTAACGATTTCACAGGAGATTATATCGTTGACAAATTCAAAGATTTCTTTTCAAGGGTTATTGCAGATATTGATTGCAATGGTATGTGCGGTAGATACGAGAAAGAAATCGCTGAAATGTTTTTAAAGGCATTTGATGATAGTGAAGAAAAAATTTTTTGCAACTGCCAGCACAACAGCAATTCAAGAGATAATGAGCCTTGTTGCAGATGTGATAACAGAAAGACCAATGCCGACAGGATAAGGAATATGTCGGATGGAGAGTTAGCAGAGTTTCTTGTAACTTTTAAGAACACATTCGGCGAAGAATACGAGGGAGAAACTAGTTGTATGGATTGGCTTCAATCAGAAGCAGAATAGGAGAGAATATGGAAGACAAATACTTACACAAGGCAAAACGAACCGATAATGGAGAATGGGTGCAAGGCTATTTAGTGTACGATAAAAGGGATAAGATGTACAGAATAATTACTGAAATTAACTATTCTACAGGAACTTGCTTAACAGCAGATAATGCTCCAAGAGTTGATTCATCTACAATCTGTCGATGTACAGGTTTGAAAGATGAAAACGATAAACTAATCTGGGAGAATGATATTCTGCATAATGGAAATTATTTCGTTGTCAAATGGAATGCACCTTGTGCAAGATTTGATATTGTATTAAATAATTCATGCAACATTCCAATAGGAAAATGGGAACCAATTATTTGTGATTGGAAAACCAACGATTTTAAAGAATATAGAAAAGCCGTTGACTATGAAGTTATCGGAAACATATTTGACAATAAAGAGTTATTAGAAAGTGAGGAAAAGTAATGAATCGTGTAATTTTATGTGGCAGGCTGACTAGAGAGCCAGAGATTAGATATTCACAGACAGTAAACGGAAGTATGGCAGTAGCAAGATACACATTAGCTGTTGACAGAGCTTTCAAGAAAGAGGGCGAACAGGCAGCAGACTTTATTAACTGCATTGCGTTTGGTAAGAATGGAGAGTTTGCGGAGAAGTATTTACACCAAGGAACTAAGATTATCGTTGAGGGTAGATGGCAGACAGGCAATTACACCAACAAGGACGGGCAGAAAGTCTACACTAATGATTGTGTTGTTGAAAAACACGAATTTTGCGAAAGCAGAACTAATCAGCAGAACAATAATAGCAATGGAATTATAGGCGGTAATGCTAATTCAGACAGCTTTATGTCAATTCCAGACAATGTAGCTGATGAGGTATTACCATTTAATTAAAGAGGTGTGAGTATGAGACTGATTGATGCAGATAAATTATTAGAACTGATGAAAGACCAGAAAGAACGAGAGATAGGGGCATACGCAAAAGGCATAAATGCCGGTCTGAATATCGTAAAGAGTATTATCAATGATGAAACGCAAACTCCAACTGCCTATGATGTGAATAAGGTTGTAGAACAATTAGAGAATAGAAGTACACTGTCAAGACCTGTAGGATGGTCAAAATCGTATGAAATAGTACCATTGAAAGAAGCGATTAAGATAGTAAAGGCAGATGTTGACACTGAAAATAATCACAACAAAGAGGTGTATTTTACAGCTTTAGAGGATTACCACAGACTTATAAGTGAAGAATGTAAGTTTATGTTGATCAAATGCAATCCATATGCTCTTCACTTAAAAGAATACAATGACAAAGTTTTAGAGCAATTAAAGGCAGGTGGCAATTATTGAATTATCAGAACATAGCAAGAGCCAAGGCAATAGAACAGGAAAACAAAAAGCGACTGTTGAAGCTGAACCCAAAACTGAATGACAGGAGTGGGATTTACTTCCTACTCCGAGAAGATGAAAACGGATTTAAGTATGCGTATATCGGACAGGCGGTACATACACTTAGCAGATTAGCAAGCCACCTTGTAGGTTATGAACAGCACATAGACCTTAGTTTACGTAAACACAAGCTTTACGACAAAGAGAAAAACCCTTATGGCTGGCGAGTTGAATTTCTGAATTTTCCTGAAAGCCAGCTTGACGAAAAAGAGAAGTATTACATCAAGCTATATGCTGATAAAGGCTATCAACTTAGAAATGTCAGCTTAGGCGGTCAAGGAGAAAATCGTGCTAGTGGTTCAATAGGCGAGAGAAAAGCACCTAAAGGCTATATGCAAGGCGTACAACAAGGCAAAAAGGCGTTAGCAAGGGAATTATCCTCTATCGCAGAAAAGCACCTTATAATCCGCTTAAAGCCCGAAAAAGAGCATAACAAGGTATCGCAGAAACAGTATGAGAAGTTTATGGATTTATTGAAAGTGGGCGATTCGGAATGAAGATTTTAAGCAAGAAGAAATACAATAAACTTATTGAAGATTTTGAGGAATTGCAGAAAAAGGTCGAGCAACTCAAAAGGATAAACGAGAGTCTTGGGAAAAAGTTAGAAGATAAAAAGACAAGTTACAAAATGAATAACGGAAAAGACTTCTGCTTTAATTGTGCAAACTCTTACAGATACAAGACATATTGGGGAACAACAGAAATTGAGCGGTGTGGTTGCCTACTTGATGTGTCTTGTGAAGATTTTAAGAGAAAAGAAGATAACTAACTAAAAATCAAAGAAAGGAATAGGTTGTGCGCACATAAAACCGAGGTTTCCTTTTGGTAGATTTGAATGTATAAGAAAAAAGTTAAATGCGAGATATATCGTGATTCTATGCAGAATTACAAGAAATATGCAATACCGCCAGCACAGCTTATTATTGCTGATGTTCCTTACAATGTAGGAACTAACTTCTATGGAAGTAACCCTATGTGGTATAACGGTGGCGATAACAAGAATGGCGAGAGCAAACTTGCGAAAAAGGCGGCTTTCAATTCAGATTTTAACTTTAATTTGTATGAATACTTCCATTTTTGTTCAAAGATGTTGAAGAAAGAGGACACAAAGCCTATCGCAAGGGGCAGAAGTAGCAATAGCCCTTGTATGATTGTATTTTGTTCATTTGAACAGTTATCAACATTGATTGCCGCCGCAAAGAAACACAGATTCGTTAATTACATACCGCTTGTATTCTGTAAAAATTACAGTCCACAGGTGCTTAAAGCTAATATGCGTATCGTTGGTGCTACGGAATATGCACTCGTGCTGTATCGAAATAAGTTACCGAAATTCAGAAACGGATTGCAGATTGATGAAAACGGAAAGAATATCAGAGGTACAGGACATATGGTATTTAATTGGTTTACTTGGGAGAAAGACGGAAAAGATATACCGAAAATTCATCCGGCACAAAAGCCTGTAGCAGTCCTCAAAAAGCTGATTGAGATTTTTACAGACGAGGGAGATGTTGTTATTGACCCTTGTTGTGGTAGCGGTAGCACACTAAGAGCCGCCGCAGAACTTGGCAGAAGTGCATACGGATTCGAGATTGACAGAAACTTTTACGAGCGTGCAAAGAATGAAATGCTTGTATTTGAAAAGGACAGTCAAATGAATATAAGTGATTTTATAGGAGATACAGTATGAACTTGAATAATCAAATGAGCATATTTGACTTCACAAGAGAACCAATTAGCATAACAAAGCCTATTCGCTTAATAGAACTTTTCGCCGGCTACGGCAGTCAGGCAATGGCACTAAAGAGAATAGGC